CATAATTTTAATTTATTTAGGTTTATTACATAAAGGACACGTATCCGGGAAACTTTCTTCAAATTCCTTTTCCAAACGCTTTACAGAGATTTCTGCTGCCTTTATCTGTTGTTCTTTAGTCTTTACCCCATTTAACACTCTTTCTATTGCATTTTGCTCCTTTTCAACCTTAGTTTTAATTTCATACAAACTAAGCAAAGCATTCACCGGTTTCTCAAATTGAAGTAGTTTACTTTGCTCTTCCAATTCCTGTTGATTCATATTTATCCTGATCCACAAAGCATCAAGTTGTTTTCTGTCTTTTTTTACTTTATCTCTTTTTTCAATTAAACCAAGAATATCATCTACTGGTTTATCAAACAAAAGTATTTGAGATTCTTCTTTAATAGAATCATTAACATCTAAAAGATCATTCCATAAAGTTTCAAGTTTTTTATAACTATTTGCTTTAGAAACTTTCTGCTTTTCCAATTCTTCAAGAACTTCTAATTCAATTTCAAATTTTCCAAGCCATTCAAACTGTTTTACTTCTTCTGTCAAAGAAACTTTTTGAGATTCTTTATATTTAATATCAGTAGTGAGTTCTCTAATTTGACTATTTATATTTGAAGTAACTAAATCAATTTTATCAAGTCTTGCAACTTTGTTAAAATGAAGTGCCACATTACCTGGGGTTTCATTTAATAAATAAGGTTGATCTAACTGAAATTGAATATTAGTTTCTGATAAGTTTAAAGCATCTGTAATCTCTTTTGGGACTTCTTTGTTAAACGCCTTAAAAGAAGTTTTTCCTAAAATATATTCATCTCCTGACTTTCCTTTACTTCGGGTAACTGTGCAATTGTCTGTAATCAATTCTACTGATGTTTCTCCTCCCCACCATGATCTTATACTATCCCCCTGTGGACGATTCATAATAAGCCACCGTAAAGCCCTGATAACTGCGGACTTTCCTGCATCTGAATCTCCTATGATAATATTAACCCCATCACAAAATTCAAAAGAACTGTTTTTATGGGATTGGAAATTGGAGATGTTGAGTTGGCGGAACATTACTTTTTCATCATTTTAAGCATCGGTGAATTTTTACTGGCACAATAATGAATTGATAAAGCATCTGCTACTGCTTCATCTCTAAAACCAACATTTGCCCAAGGCACATCATACAATTCAGAAATAGCATCAATAGTTTCTTGTTTTGTTGCTGATTTTTTTCCAAGTAAGCATTTTTTACTATCATTTTCTGAATAAAATTCAATACCAATCTCAAGAACATCTGCAATGGTTACTATTATAGCAGTAGTGGCTCCTACCCATTTAGCTGCAATAGCATTTTGACTACCATGTTGTAATTCAGATAAAATATATTTGATATTATGTTTTTTAATTATTTCAAGTAAAATTTTATTCACTTCACTAATCCTTTTTGCATCATCATCAGCTACTCTGATTCGCAATTTTTTACTTGATTTTTCTGTTTTAATACAACCAGTTTTAATAATGTTATTCTGATTATCTATGACCACCCATCCCCAACCAGTCATACTTGGATCATTAGTAAGAATATTAAAATTGTTATTCCTTGCCCGTTCCATTATCTTTTTGTATTAAAGCAATGTATTGTTTATCAGAATCATTGAGATACTCAACCCACCATTCCTCCAGATTGTTTGGTAAGTCTTTTATTTTCTGAATCAATTTTGCCTGATCAATAGGATTCTCCTTTTTGACAGGACTTGCAAAAATCATAACAACATCTCCTGTTTTCATTTTAATATCCATTTAAAATATAACATATTTAATCTGTCGGCTAGAAAACCTTTTCCTGTCCAAATCCAATAAAACATATTTGGAACAAATAAGATTGTCAAATTTAGAATTACCAGAACACCAAAAATTATTCTTTTCCCAAATTTGTTTAAAGTTATTTTTGGAAATGCCCCAGTAGATCTTACTTCTCTATTGTAATGAGGGCAAGTAGTGCAAATAATATCCCCGGTTGTTATTGGGTAATCACAAATTAGATTTTGAACATAAGGACAATTCATCGTTTCGGTTTCCTTTCCTGTTTAAATTTCTTTTCAATTTCTTCCCATAAATCTATGACTTCTTCTTTAAGGGCATTTTCAAGATTATCTTCTTCAATTATTTTAATAGCTTTATTCAACTCATTAGATAGTTTAGAATACCCTAAACAATAAACTGTATTTTCTGTATTATCTTTTATAAATTGAAGATTGTCCGCCACTTGATCTATTCCATAGTCAAAGAGGATGGAAACTTTTGCACTTCTGAAAGGTTTCCAAATAGAACTTTTGAATACAGAAATTGTAGTTTCTACCCCAGTTATTCTTGTCTGCTTCTTTCCCACAATCTGCTTTTCAAGTTTGATCTTTGTAGGACTTGAAAATTCCAATCGTAAACTTGGATAAAATTCTAATGCCTTGCCACCAGGAGATTTCGTCTTTATCTGATATTGAGTTGCACCAATGACTTCCCTTACCTGATTAGAACAAACCATAAGATAATTTTTATCAGCAATTATCCTGCAAGTTTTTCTTAATCCTTCTGAAAACTCTTTTGCCCTTCTCCCACCAAACGGATCCCCTTCATCATTTTCCATTTCCATTGCAGTAGAAAGGGCTGCAAGAGAATCTGTAAAAATACCATTGATGATTTTTTCATTTTCAGGTTTCCATTTACGAACAGTTTCAAACACCTCTGTAACTTTATCAGGACGTGAATAATTCTTCTCATCAATCTGCAACCCAAACATAGCTGCAAACTGCTTATTTAAACGTGCTTCCGGATCATGGAACATTATTTCCCCTTTCTGCTTTTGAACATTCCCTGCTATTTCTGAAAGTAGGACAGATTTGCCTGATCCACTTGGACCGAAACATTCAACAAGAATTCCTCCGGGCAATCCTCCTCCTCTAACCCTTCCTCCAGAAATTGCAAGATCCAAAAGAGTGGATCCTGTACTGATAACTGTACCAAAGTCCCCATCATATTCCTCCTTCTTTTCAATTGATTTAGATACTTTTTTCTTCATCTGCATACTTAAAGATTCTTCTTTCTTTGCTCTTTCCATATTATTTTATCCATTTTATTATCGTTTCTACATGGTCAGGCAAAATTCCCTTATCCAAAAGTTCCTGTTCAAGTTCTGCTTTAAAAACTTCAATTTGAGATTCCGGTTTCTTTTTTATGGCAATGCTCCATTGAAGTTGTGCCCTCTGAATAATCTCCCTGACCAGATCCGTTTCACTTGTTTTGTGCAATTCATCCTTCAACCAGTCTTTAATAAGTTGAACAATTATTTCAGTCTTTTTTTCACCTTTAGCCACAACCCATAAAGAAAACTGACTATGAAATTTGGGGGACAAGTTAGCCCCAACGAATCTTAAATCTGCTCTTTTATCTTTTGGTTTAAGAACACTCATTTTTAACTTTTTAATTTAATTTTTGATTCACTTAGAGGGACTGGTTTTCTATGTTTTTTTGATTCACTTAGATTGCTTGGTTTTCTTTAAGGGTAATGATTCACTTGGTGCCATTGGTTTTCTTATATGACCTGATTCACTTGCGGGAATTGGTTTTCTTTTGTAATCTGATTCACTTGAAAATGATGGGTTTTTTATCAAGACTGATTTTTTATAAATTATTTAACTTTCTCATTCTCGTCCAAACAATCATCATAAACCGCACATTCCGGGCAATCATTTGTATTATCTATATCCTTTCCAAAAATATGTCCGTAAGGGCATTTTCCTTTTGGTATTTCTTTTTCAACTTCCCTTCTGGAAGAACGTCTTGGGGGTTTTTCTTTCTCCGGTTCAGGTTCTCTTCTTGCACTTCTTCTTTCAGGTGCTTTTTCTTCTTTCACTTCTCTTAAAGAACGTCTTGCTGGCACTTTTTCTTCTTCCTTTTCAGGTTCAACTTCCCTTAAACTTCTCCTTTTACGTTCAGGAGGGTTTTCATCTTCTTCTTTAACATCAGATAGTTTTCCACCTGTATCTTCCACATCAAGCTCAAAGAACTTTGCATGGAGTTCTTCATAAGTAGGAACAATTAAAACTGTGTCAAGATCAGGTACTTCATCAAGAACTTTCTCACTATAAGCCTCCCTGTCTATAAAGTCAATGTCCACTGCTTCAGGGAACGGTTTTCCTTTTTCACCTATTGAATCCCATTTAAGTCTTATTTCAAGAGTTTTCCCTTCTTCAAGACTTGGGAACACTTCATTGTCCGGTTCTTCTTTCAAACGCTTTACAAGCATGTCTTGAAGCATCTTGTCTGCCATGTTCCAGATAAGAGGAGTTCCTTCTCCTTCAACATCTACTACAATGTAAAGTGATCTACGTTGAGGATAAAGTGGTACAGTTTCTTCTTTTGGTCTTCCCTGATCGTAGAGTTTTTTCTGATATTCACAGATAGGGCACTTCTTTCCAATTGACGTGGGACAAATAAATTTGAGATTGTCAGTCCCTACGCTCCTGTGAACTTTAAATGGTCTCCTGTACCACAAACTGTCTTTTACTGCCGTGCCATCCTTTTCATTTTTACATGGGTGGTTTGAATCAGAAACAACGTAAGGTAAAAAGTCAAGTTTGATCTTTCTGACATCTATTTCTGCCATGTAGAGTTCCACTCCTTCCGGCAGATTCAGATATTTACTGTCTGATTTTGAATTTCTTTCAGAATCTTTGAGGACTTTTCCTCTAAAACTGTTACTGTGTTTTGTCATCTTTCTTTAATTTTAATGAATAATTATTTAATGATTTATCAATTTGATTTATCCCTGTTTTCCAGAATATTTTACTGAACAGGTAAAACAAACCTGCTAATAATACAGGTGATGCAATTAATATTATGTATTTCCATTTCATTATTCCCTCCCTCTTCTTGAAAGTCTTGAAGCAATGTTGGAATCAACAGACTTTTCTCTTTCCTTACGAAGTTTGGAAAGATCGTGAGGAACTGTGGGTCCAGCAAAGTAACTCTGAGCCAAAAGTTTTATCATACCTTCAAGCATCTCTTTTCGCATATTCATTGCATCTTTGGCATTTGCAGCCATGTCACATTCAAACTTAGCATCAAGATATTTCTTATATGCAATGTTATAAGAACCTTCTGTCAAAATTGCACTTTGAATTGAACCCTCAGTTACTTTTTCAATTTTAAACTTTTCAGGGTGTTCCCTGATTTGTTTATCAATGTCAGCTTTCACAATATCAAGCCTCTGTTTTTCTTCATCTAATACTCGCCTCATTTCTGCATAATGTTTTGCATACTTCATAAAGAGAGAAGCCTGATTTAATAGTTCTATGTCTAAAGAACTGTCATCAATAAGTAAATCTTTCTCGTAGTTCATAATTATATAGTTTTAAAATGGACAAATTTCTTTTATTTCGTATGTAGAATTATTTTTTATTTTTGTATTATCTGACAAGGTTATTGCTCTTATGTTATTTGCTGAATAACCCAACCAAGGTTTAATTCTGTCAACAGATAACGAATCTGCTGTTTTTCCTTTCTTTTCATCATATCCTGTCTTTTTACAAAATTCACTGAATTGTTCAAGTGTTAAATCAAATTCTTTTCCTCTTCTTTTTGCGTTCATCTTTAATGTATCATACCAATATTTCAATGGATATTTTTCTCTGTATTTTCTTGTTCTGCATTTCCCACAAATTAATCTGTATTTTATTGCTTGATTGAAGCAATCAGGAGTTTTACATTTCATTTATTTTTAGTTACTGAATATGCTGATTTAACTAACTGTGGATAGCCATTAGAAAAATTTACGTCCATAAATTCTTCCAAAATTAAACCGCACAAAGGTTCATCTTTCCCACTAAGAAGAATTGCCTGACAATATCCTAAAACTATTCTTCTGATTGTCTCAGGTTCCTGATCTTTCAGGCCTTTGAGAATTTCAGCTATTTTGTTCCATTTTGCTCCACTCATTAAAGCCCTGCACAATTCTATTGCTTTAGACTGTTCCTGCGCTGTTTGGCGAGCTATCTCCAATCTCCTGTCACTTGGTACGTTCAATACCTGTTCAAGTATCTGAATGGCATTTCTTGCATGACCAAGACTATCTTGGATTATCTGATCATAAACTTCTTTTTGTAGTTCTTCTTTTTCCCCTGTTACAATTCTTCTCAAAACCCCAAACATCTGAGCATCAGAAAGTGGTTTTGTTTGAAAAATAGAACATCTGCCTTTTATTGTTTCAAGAAGTTTTTGAGGATCCGTAGTGCATAAGATGAAATATACATGAGGAGGAGTGTCTTCAAGTATTTTAAGAAATGCGTTTTGAGCATCGTTGGTTAATTTAGCACACTCATCAATTGTCCAAACTCTGCAATTTCCTTCAATTGGTAAAAATTGAGAATTAGAAATTATTTCTCTTATGGTATCTATGCCTCTAACATCAGAAGCATTTAATTCAACATAGTCATTTCCTTTGCAATCAAGTCTGTTAGCTATGATACGTGCAATAGTTGTTTTGCCACAATTTCCAGTAATAAAAATATTCCCTTCTCTTCTTAAAACAAGATAAGAACTCGGAACTTGAAAACAATATTCAAAACCATCTTTTGTTTCATATAATTTTGAAATATTTTTACTTGTAAATCCTACATAATTTCTTGTAGTACAAATTAAATAATAATTAATATTTCTATCTTTCCTAATATCACAATGAGCAGAACTCCTATAACCAGAAGAAGCTAAAGCGTATTGAATAAAATCTTTTGTTTCTAAACTTCCCGTAGAAAAACTTTTTCTATTATTTTTAGTACACCCATCCCAATAAAAAATTTCATCAGAGATAATATTTAATTGTTTTAATGAACATTTATAAAATTGAGATGAAAAAATTTTATCTCTTAATGGAGGTTTAAAATAAAAACGAACAAACCCATTTGACATTAAATATTTTTTATATGGGATATTTGTATTTTTTAATAAATATTCAGCTCTTTCAATTTTTCTTAATTTTTTAATATTAACACATCCGGAAGTTCTGTTTTTTACAATTGTACCATCCGCAATAAACATAACTTGAACACGCAATTCAGCATCAGTTAAATTTATTGTTGTATTTATTTTTGGAGTAAATACAGTTTCAATTTTCCCTCGAAATCCTTGTAAAGATTGATTATTTATTTTGATAATGTTTTCAAAAAAATCTGTGTGTGGTATTTTTGCTCTTGGTGTAAAATAAAGAAATTTATGATTCAAACTTAAACATTGATTTACCCCATATTTTGTTTTCAAATGGTATAAATATTTTGCTTTTCTTTTAATATATCTTTCTGGTTTTACAAATTCAGAAGTTTTATCCTCTAAATTATATTGCATCACCAAATCTGACTCTTGCCAATCTGATATTTTTTTCCACCCTGTTTCAGATAAAAATTCAGTATCACAATCTACACAACCACTTTCTCCGGTAAGTAAAAATACATGTGGGCAAGTTTCTTTATGAGACAACATATTATGCAATGCCTGAAGCAAATCAGAATTGCCTTTAATTTGAGAAAATTCAGTAGGACGATATTTTTGGTAAAGACTCATGATATTTTAAATAAAAGAAATAGTGTCGGGGGTGTGGTCAATCGGAATTATCTTATAAAATGTTCTGATGTACTCTCATTCGGTCAATCGGGAAATCGTTATTAATAGTTCTCATTATTCGGAATACCTCCCGTCTTAGTTTATGACCTGACGGCATGTCGTTTTGCTTCTATTGCTCTACCATTTGAGCTATGAGTCTTTAGACTCAGAAAGAATCGAACTTTCAATTACCATAGCGTTTATTTTGCTTTTTAAGAGCAGTCTATTTGCAACGAACAATCCGGTTTGTCCTACCATTTTAAGGTAATGGTGCTAACCTTCACCCCCACGCCCACTATTTCAAAGAACTTTAAATTAGTTTTATACTGTTGGTTCAACAAAATCTTTCATCACATCATTACCTACTTCAATTTCAGTAGACCAGTTCGCCTGTTGGATTGCAGCATCAACTAATCTTAATTGCTTGGAATACCAATCATAACCGGCAGCTACCTGTGCCATTGTTATTTTTGGAACTTTTACAACAACATCATCAATGTTTTCAGTCACGTTTTTTCTTGAAGCCTTAACTTCAAATAAGCCTGGAATATTAATAGTTTTAAGTTGAGCAACTTTGTCATTCAACTCTTTTCTCCTGAGTAAAGCCTCCGCTAATTTGATTTGCATAGTTTAATTGTTAAATGTAAATGATAATTGAATTTCTATATTATACAAAAAATAAATGACATTATATAAGAAATTTCACTTTTTCTTATTTTTTTTCAAATTATTTTCATTTTCTATTTTTTTACAAGAATGAAGTGCCATTCCGGGATGCCCCATAAAACATGGTTGACCCATTCTATTTCCGGCATCTCTTGTTACTTCTATCAGGTAATATTCATACCCATGACTTTTGATACAGAGAAGTGGGATCGTTTTTCCTTTTTCTGTCATATTAGTGGAGATTTAAAAATAATTTACTTTGATAATTTTCTATTGGAATATTTAATGCTGTTTTTATACCTTCTGCATAAATTACACCATTATTTTTAAGATTCATCATTTGATTATACCGTTTGGGTTCTCTTTCTTTAAGTCTTGCAAATCTTGAAGTATCAAACTGACAACCGAATCCACAATAAGCACAACCTGTTGAATCTTCTCCCTGATTGTAAATGTCACAATAAGAAATTTTATTTTGTTGTATAAATTTCCAAATATCCTCTTTTGTCCAAATTGATAATGGTGTACTCTGTTTTCTTTTTACTTGAATACAACCATTTTGTAAATAAATAAATCTTCTAAGTATGCTATCTAAAACTTTTGTTCCTATTAAACTTCCATTTTTATTTATTTTTAAAAGCGGTTTACGTTTTAAATAATAACAACATTTATTTGTTACATCAAAAGGGGCATTAATAATATGTTTATATTTTTTTGGTAATATGTATTTACTTTTTGTTCCATCTTTCTGCAATCCTTGAATCCAATTATTTCTACTTATTTTATTTTTTTCTGTTGGGTGCTTTAAATCATTTAACATTCTTGCAATTTGTTTACTAATCAAAGGAAATCCATATTTTTCAACAATTTGAATGAATGTAATTTCTGGCAAAATAGTTTCAATATTTTCAACAGTTTTTACATGTTTTAATATTTCAGAATGTTCATTTGTTGTGTTTGCAAAAACACCTTTTCTATTTTTATCAATCACTCTTGTTAAATGTAATAATACTTGACTATCAATTCCACCAGAAAAAGACACAACACAATTTGGGAATTGACTAATAAAAGAATCTATAATATAAAGTGAATGATCTATTTTTTGATTTAAAGACCAATTCAATTTTTCATTTAATTCTTTTTGCGTTACTGTATGTCCCATACAATATTAAATGAATTTATTGGAATCCATGTGGTCATAATATTCCCTTCTCTTATTTCAATTTCATTTAATCTTATCCCGATCACAACCCCTTTTCTTATACGAGGCATTGCTTTACTTCGATTATCTTCAAATGAAATCTCTTTTCTAAAATAAGGAATAAATTCTTCTGCTTTTCTCATTTAAAAATTAATTTTTGCTTTATCGCTCCAAGGTTTATCAACAGGTGCAATTTCCATTTTTACCATCATTGGGACAATCAACCATTTCCATGCTTCAGGCAAAAGTTTTGTTGTGATTGTTTCAATAGTTTTTGTAACATGGTTCAACTCACTTGGCAAAGCATCCAAAATCATGCAATCGTGGATTTGTCCAATCAGTCGTGAATCCCATTTTTCTTTTCTCATAACCATATCAGTTTGAATAAATGACCAAAGTAAACAATGGAAAGCACTATTTTTATGTATCACACCATCTGCTACAAACTGATGTTTAACATCATTTACAGACATTGTATATGTGGGCTCTATTCTATCTAAAATTTTTATGCTTTTTATATAATCATATCTATAAATCTCAAAATCAACCCCATTTCTTTCTATAATTCTTTCCCCAACATATTGAGAACACATTCTGCCTTTTTTAAATTTACTAAAAGTCTGATAATCTAAAATATACTGATTACGAACATTATAATTGGCCGAAGAAACATTTTTCACTTGTTGAGTTATTGCTTTAATCGGGTATTTTCTTGGTGATTTTGCGTTGAATGCTTTCCAATGGAAACGAAGAATTTTATTATTTGTTAATATTGAATCAAATCCTAATGCAGATGTTAATATTTGAACATCTTTTAATAACCCAATACTAACCATATTTAAAGAATATTCTGCCCATTTGGCACGTGCCCCATCAGACTTCCATAAACCTTCCATAAAATCTCTTTGTTCTTGTAATGTCATTTTCCAAACAGAAGAAGGTACTCTTTTTGTGTGTGATTTCCAACCAAATATAAACCCATTTTCTTTTAGAAAAGAAGCAAATTTTTTATTTTCCAAGGACAAAAAGTATTTTTCATTTTTATTTCCTTTTGATAGGATTATCTTCCAACGAACCCCCCCATACTCATTATCTCTGTATCCTTGTTTAATTAAAAAAGATTGAATTTGTTTTAAAATAGGTTTCTTTTTTATTCCTACAACAATAGTAAGACAATCTCTTTGAGAATATAAGCACCCATCCCCAATTATAAACCCAAAAATAAAAGCCCAATTCATTTCCTTAGAAGGTTCAATTGGCGTTATATTTTTGGGTAACGCTACATAATTACCAATTTTTAAATCAGAAAAATCAACCCATTCATTATTTTCATTTTTTAATCTGTGTCTTATATCACACTTTATTGTTACCCCAGAATTTAATTCAATTTCTGCCAATTGACATTCCCCTTTATTTAATCCAATTGCTTCTGCCCAATTAAACCCAGTCCAAATTTTAGTTCTGATATTAACAAGTTCTTTTATAGCAACAAACCCATTTATTGTAAATACTTTTACGTCTCCTTGCAAACACCCCTGTGCAGGAATATTACATACTTGTTTTTTATCTAATACTCCTGAACAACGAAATCCGGTTGGTATGTCAAAATATCCGTACTTTTTATAAATATTGTACCATCTGTCTTTCCATTCATCATATTCAGGAAACCTGTTTTGCCAAAAGTCTTTTTCAATTTTTTGTATATGATCTTCAAACTTCTTCAATGAAATAAAACCCTTTGAAATTAAATGGTCAGATAGGTTCCCACCATCCAAAGGAATCCCTTCCCCTTCTTTCCATCTTCCTTTTCCAAGTTTTCCCCAATTACAAGCCATGTTCTCTGCACAATTTACATAATAATCCCCATAGAACTCAGGAAATACAAATCCATTTTTAGTAGCCTGTCTCAAAATATCATGGTTCACTGCATCAAATTTGTCCAATTTGAAAATCTGCTTTGCCATATCCCCGTGCATATCTGACTTTGGATCCCTGCAATATTTCAAAAGATTTGTGTCTTTATTAATTGAGGCATTTACTGCAACTTCAATAGCTTTAAAATCCACTTCTAACAACTGGTGTCCCGGTCTTGGATAAAGTGCCTTCCTGCAAACTTTCATGGATTCTTCATCCCTGATTGGGATATTTTGGAAGTTAGGAGAATTTGATGAATTATGAACACAAATTTCATTTGCAAAAAAATTATGAAATTCTTCTACTTCAATATCATAAACATCAACAATTTTTTTAATCCATTCTATTTTAGTTATATTATGATTTCCCGGAACAAAAGAACCAAATTGATTTCCCCATTTTCTCTTTGTATCAATATTATATAAACCATATAATTTGATTAATCGTTCACTCCCACAACCAATTATTTTTGAAACTTTTGCCCTTCCTAATTTTGATATTTCTTTTAACTTTGATTTCCAAATATAGTTTCCATTTTTATCAAATCTAATAAGTACATCTCTAAAATCAATATTATGATATTCCAGACATTTTTTAAAAGATTCAAAATCATAAACTACTTTTGTTAAATGTCCAAAAACTTTAATAAGTAACCGATAGCAACTAAATTTAGATAATTTTAAACTATTTGAATTTTCAAATCCAGACTTATAAATTATTTTATATCTATTATCTTTTAATGTTTGAATCCTTTCTTGATTTCTTTTTTCTGATACATTTTTTGAATGATAACTGCTATGAGCGGGAAGATTTGTTTTTTTTAGATTACTTGGTGTATGATCTAAATGAATTTCATTTTCATGATGAATTATATCTTTTTTTGTTAATTCTCCAATCAATTCTTTATAAATTAATCTATGTTCATGTATTCCTTTACCGCTTTTTAAATGTCCTGTGAAATTTAATTTATCATCTACTCTTGCACAAGAAAGTGTCCTTATTTTTTGCAATTTATTGCTTTCCCAAGGTTTTCTAAAATCACCTACTAAATTTTGTGCTTCTTCATAGTTACCATCAATTAATCTTATTAAATGTTCTGGTGTAACATCCAAATAACCATTTTTGTGTTTTCCTTTTACAGAATAATGAACTCTAATAACTTCTCGATGTCCTGTTTTACCCGCCCAAAGAACTTTTCTAATTGCCGGATTTAATTTATCATCAAAACAATAAACAAAATTACCCTCTTTAATTTCTTCAATTGGAACTCCTTTAGGATACTTTAAAAAATCTCTAACCACTAAAACAAGAGTTCCTTTAGCAATACAAGATCGGTAAGAATGTGCTAAATGCAAATTAAAAAACGGATGAATCACACCATTGACTTGTTCTCTTAAAAACCCATCTATGTTTACATCTCTCAACCTTTTCAGTTTATCCCTCTGTGCAAGAATGTCAAGTTCAGGGATACCTAATTGTGACAACGCCTCTGCATCAGTTGCCCCCTGACCTGAATATGTGTATTTTGAAATTTTATATTTCTTAACATCATATAAAAAATGCCTTAACTGTGTGTCAGAATTGATGTTTACAACCCCATTGACAGAATGTTCCCAATGCCTGTAAAATGTGGTTTGCTTAAACTCATCTTCTAATTGGTTTATCTTATTTGTAAGAAGTCGCTTCTGTCGTTCACAGTATGGCACGTCCAAATGGATACCTGCCATCTCAGCCCTTGCCAAAGCAAGTGAACCCTGTAAAAATAAGTCGGCTGCTTCTTCAGTTCTTGGGTTAACTCGCATATCAATCATTAACAATTAAAAGTTTTAAATATTCTTCTGAGGTTTTCATTTTTTTAATACCTTTTATCACAGACAAATCCCATAGACAACCTCCGGATATATCCCAACCATAAAACCAAGTAGGCCAGATTTTATCAGTTATTCCCCACTTAATTTGATGATAATTTTGAATTTCAATGCCTTTATATTCATTTGAAACTAATTCCCAATCAATATATGAGATATATTTTTCATTAAAAGGTGTTGTTTTATATTTTTTATTAAATAAAAGCACATCTTTTTTTGTTTTAAGATTTAAAATTTGATTTATGTCTATTTCTAAATCAAAAATATTTTGTTTTATCCAATGTGGCATTTCATTAATACACCAATCTAACCATTCATTATCTATTGAATACCACACTCCTTTTGGTTTAAAAATAAGTCCCTTTTGTGCATATTTTCTATTTAAATCAATTAATTCAATATTTGAATTATGTAATCTTATCATAATTAGAAAGGTAAAAGTTGTAATTCCTGTTGTTTATAAAGCCTATATTCAAAAATGCTATCTAAAGCATTTCTTTTTAAAAGTTTCTCTTTGCCACCCGGAAGTTCAAGCAACTCAAAAATCTTATTTATTGCATTACCATCTTTTTTATCTGCTTCAAGATACTTTTGAGTATCATCTTTGAAATCTATGCAACCAAACTGCACATACGTTTGAAATTGCAAAGATGTTATCCGTTCTCTATTATCCAAAATATGTGCCATTATCATTGTGTCCCAAATCCACCCCTGAACTTCTACATTTAATCTCACCTGTGACCAGGAATGTTCAAATTTTGAATTTTGGACAACTTTAAATATTTCTGGGTTCTTCAAAACATTTATCAATGGTTGCCTTTCTTTTGGAGTTTTAGGCATCATAAACACGTAAACGTGATTCTCACTCACTGCAACAGAACAACAAATTATCCTCTGTCCTGCTGCCTGACTTTTTAAACCGGTAGTTTCAAAATCAAAGGCAATAGTTTGCCCATTTTTTATATTAGTCAGGATATACAAGTCGTCTATAACTTCTATTGTTGGCTCTTTGTAAACAGGAAATGGAATCATTATAATATTCTTTCTTTAAAAAAAGGTTTAATACGACTTAAAATTATTCTAATTCTTTTATTTGCTTCTTCACAATATTTTTGATCTATTTCTGAGCCTATCCAATTACAATCCAATTCAATAGCAGCTTGCAAAGTAGATCCACTACCAACAAAAGGATCATAAATTATATCATTTTCTTGTGAATGTAGTTTAATAAATAATTTAGCAAGTGTACTTGGTTTTTCAGTTGGATGTTGATTTGCTTGTGGTATTATTTTACCTATTCCATACATTCCAGGCCGGATAACATTTTCAATATTTTTGCTATTTGCATACCATTTACAGGCTGCTCCTTTCTTTTGTGCCACAAGTATAGTTTCATAACTTCTTCTATAATGATGCCCCATACCCATTGGCCCTTTATCCCATATTATCATGTGCTTAAATCCACCATTAAAAGCCTCATCTAACCAAAGCGACCATCTCGCAAATTGTGGATCAGGGCCGCCGCCGCCGCAGCAGCAGCAGCAGCAGCAGCTCCCCGGTTTTAATATTCTGTACCATTCTTTAAAACATTTTTGTATTAAATCATTTGCCTCTATGCCATCATTTGCAATAGGTCGCCAATCTTTTTCGGGTATATATTTATCCTTCTTGCCCTCAAATATGGACTCCCATCGGGAGGCCATATCCCCATTATTATTATTATTATGCCCATAAGGGGGATCAGTAAAAATCATATCAATATAATTATCTGGCATCCCTGCCATTGTAATTAAACAATCCTCATTATATATTTTATTTAATTCTAACATATCAATTCAAATGCTTGTTTTAGATCATTTTTCCAAATAACTTCTTCCACACAATACCTGTCTTTCTCCAAAGCACCCTCTACATAACTCGGAGTAAAAACAGGACAAACCCAGGTTTGCAAATCCTGATCAGGAATAGTCCAACCCCTCCACTTTGCAATAATGCCCAAGTCTTTCTTCCACCTGGACCCTATCAAACTGTAAACTCCAATGTTTCCAAACAGGATAATAACTTTTGGCTTATATTCATGGATAGTTTTTAACACGAGTCCCCGGCAACAGTCCACCTGATAGTTTGTAGGAGGTTTGTTAGAATAACATTTAACAGCATTCATATTGAGGCAGTCTTCAAATAAATCAATTCCAAGTTTGCTATAAGTGTTTTGCAAAAATTTACCTGTTCTTCCCTGAAATGGTATATTCAATTTGTCATCTGCATCAATTGGAAATTCCCCAATATTTAAAATACCCTTTTTGAAGTTGCCATAAGGCTTCATTCTTGGACTTGTGCAATGCTGATATAATCCACAAGAAGCACAGGAAAGTGAACGACCATTAATTTGTGAAATTGATTGGGTATCTTTGATTGTGAAGAAGCCTTCCATTTACTGACCCCTCAATGCAGTTACATAACACCAACCATCCCCCACAAACTTCATCAACTTCCCGTTTGTTACACATTCAAGAGTTTCAGAGATTATCCCTTTAAGCAAATAAGGGGTGACATTTATCTTCAAAGGTTGCCCCTTATAATTCATATTTAAATCTTCTTCAAACCACCCGGAATCACTCTCAGCACGTATTTTAAGCCTCTTTTCTGCCAAAGTAATAGTAATACTCTCATCAAGCATCTTTTCTCTCTTAGAAAACACCATAGCCCTATCCAAGACTTCTTCTATCGTCTTTGGAAAAACTATTGTTTCCCCTTCTACTTTTAGTAGGGGTGGTATGTTTGGAAATTTATCTTCTACTATCCTGCAACTGATCACAGTTTCTTTTTCTGTTTTAAAGTGAACCCATGCTTTTCCTTCAGAAATCTGAGTAGGTTGCAATTTCACAACTTCCACAGCAGACCTTGCAAGTATCAAAAAGTCCTTTACCGGCAATCCTTCTTTTAACGTGCATTGCACCATCCGGTAGTTGTCTGAAGCCTCTATTTTCCCATCTTTTGTGACATGAACATTTTGCAAAACAGGTGTAGCCTGAGACTTGCTGCAACTGGCCATTGCAAAAGATAAGAACTTTATGAAATTCTCAGGGATAGGATGCCACTTCTTTTTTTCATCCACTTCTTCAAGTGGGAGAGTTATCTCAGATTGAAGGGGCAAACCTGCTTTTGCTTTTCCAGTTGTAAGAATAACTTCATTGCCTTTTATGGAAAGATCAAGTTCATCTTTTTTAATTTTGCCAAGAAAAGCATAAAGTTTGTCAGCTTTTATTGCACCTTCAATTTTACAATTCGCTAAAGGAGAACTGATGCTCAATTCATTGTTGTACGTCACAACTTTCTCTTTTAAGAAAGCAAATGAAGTTGACTGTTCAATGATGTTTTTGTCTGAGAGACCTGGTTTTACTGTCTCCAACGCTTGTAAAAGTTCATTTTTGTTGATGATCATAATTTTATATATTAAAAAAAGATTTTGGACGTGCTAAATGTTGTTCTATTCTTCGTTCTGCTATTCTGCAATATTTTTTATTTCCATCAGAACCAAGAAATTGTCTTTTATATCGAATTGCTGTTATTGCTGTTTCACCTGAGCCTATAAAAGGGTCATAAATTACACCACCCTCAGGACAACCCCCTAAAACAAGTTTTTTCAATAACATTTCATTATAACTTGCATAATGTTCTTCTGAATTTGGTTGTGTGGGTATATCCCAAAAATCAGAAACAGAACCGGGATTTTTAAAATCATAATTATTTTCTTTCAACCCCTTCATTTTTGTTCTGCCGGGAGTATTATTTAATTTTGTAATATCCCTGTTTCTTATACTTTTATCTTTTGTTGTTGTTTGATCCTTGATAGAATCTAAATCAAAATAATATTTTTCAGACTTAACCATAAAAAAGAAATACTCATGTTTTTTAGAGAACCTGTCTGTTACACTTTCAGGCATACCATTTCTTTTTGCCCAAATTATATCATTTCTCATTATCCAACCCCTATCAATACAACCTATAGCAAACCTGTGTGGAAGAAGCAAAAGGCATTTATTTGGTAAATTTTTATCTTTGGTGTAAATATTTTTTGAAATTAAAGAATTATTCATACAAACATTTATTGTATCTTTATGATTTTCCGGATTCATATTCCCTGATTTGGTATTATATGTATCCCCCAAATTAATAAAACAAGTTCCTTTTGGTTTTAAAATCCTGTAAGCCTCATCCATAAATTGCCAAAAATGTTCTAAATATTTTTGAAAAGTTGGTTCTAACCCCCATTGTTCAGAATAACCATAATCTCTGCATTGCCAATAAGGGGGTGAAGTTATGATGCAATCAATAGAATTGTCAGAAATTCTTTTTGTTGTTGTTAAACAATTCTCGTTATATATTTTATTTATTTCAAACATATACTTTAATTCTTAAACTTTTTTAGAAAAAGAAGAAAAGAAAAAGGACAAAAAGAAAAGAAGAAAAAGAAGCAACCAGAAAAACATTTTAATTTCATTGTCTGTTCCAAACATTGGTTTCTTGTAAGTGTATCTTTTGATATTTGGCTTTGACTCTACCAAAGTTGATTGGTAGTTTTAAGAACCTCTGTCGTGTCCAAGTAGCACCACAAATAAGGAGTTTAGACTTATAAGAGCTTGGACTTTGACAGAGGCAATATTTTGCCTAATTACATTTTTCATTTTTCTCCAATTTTGTGGTGCTAACACAATTATGGGGGCAAATGTAAACAAATTATTTTAATATCAAAGAACTTTTCCTAATTATTTTTTCTTACAATTTGTAACTGACTGAACTTCTACATTATAGATACAAATATACCCACTCTGTAATTTATCAATTTTAGTAGTAGTGGAGCCTCTTTCCTCATAAAAGAAAATATCTTCTACTGAAATATCACAAGGATGTGTCAGTGTAGATAAGTGACCTACAATAACACCATCTATCATTGTAATAGAATCCACTTTACACACCCAGCAAACAGGTTCATCTTTTTCACAAGAAAAAAGAAACATTAACAAACTAAAAATTAATAAGTTTTTCATACTACTCCTCAAACTCTTTAAGATACCCTTCAATATCAATTGCATCACCAAATTCAACTACTATTCTTAAGAAATCTTCAAGAAACTTCTTAAACTCTTTTTTAGTTTTTGGTAACTTTTTCTTTTCAGGTTTTGCTTTTGCAGGTTTATCAACAGCTTTCTTCTCCCTTACTTCTTTTGCAGCTTTTGAAATTGTCTTCTTTCCACTTTCAACTTCTTTTCTTGCCTCTTCATCAACCAAGACAACTCTTGCATCCGTTACTTTAGTTTCACCTACTCCAAGTTTCTTAGCTGTTTCTTTATGTGATTTCACCGGTTCAGAAGCTTTCTTAACTTCTGATTTGCTTGCTCCCCCCTTTGCACCTGCCTCTTTTTTAGTCATCGGAGCATCAATAGCTTCAATGCACCTGAGAAGTTCAGCATCAGATACGTTTCTCCTGTCCCTCTGGTTATGAATAGCATACTCCAATGCCTCTTTTTCATCTTTGAACTCTTTCCTGAGAATAGGAATTTCTGCTATTTTGCAGACTTCCGCTGCTTCAAGCCTTGTATGACCATCTATCACAACATCACCCCATACAATAATAGGAAAGGCGTAGTCATATCCATTGTCTTCCATGTCCTTCAACACAGCATCAAATACCTTATCATCAATTGAAAATAAACTGTTAAAAGGTTTTATTGTAACAATATCTTCTGTTTTCATTGTCCCAAGCCCAAGAAGTTCCGTGTCATCAGGATAATTCTCATCTTCATCTGCAACTTCTTCTTTTACCTTTTCAATTTTTGACTTTTTAATTTCTTTCTTTTCAAGTTTTTCATGCAGTCTTTCTGCAACCTCCTCCTGAGTTTCTTCTTTTTCTAAAAACAATTCATGTTCTTTTACTTTTGTTGGCTTTGCATCAGTAAAAAGCCACATCATTTCTTTTCGCAACTTATCAATGTCCTTAAAACTTGCAAGTTTTCCCCGAATTGATTTAAACTGGAATTCAGATTGAGCAATTTCTTTAAGTTCTTTTAAAGTTTCTGCATTTTCAATTTCCTGTTCAATGGTGTTTGCTTCCGTAGGTGCTTCTTTCAAAACTGAAATATCACATCCATACTCTTTAAGAATTTTTAAAGTTTTCTTTGTGAACGAGTCAAGAACAGGGTCAATCTGATCCATTGCTGTTTTGATAAACTTTTCAAGCTCTTTTTCATTTTCTGGTAAAGATATATCTACCCTGTCTCCATTTTCATCTTTGTCATAAAGATCCATTACTTTGATAAGTTCGTTTCCTACTACTTGCAATTCTGTTTTTGTATTCATATAAAATTTTAATGGTTTATAATTCTCAAATTTCTGTATTATACAATTAATTTTTTTAATAAAGCTACTTTTTCAAATATATTTTTAAAACTCATTTTAAAGCGTTTTAAACCATTTTTATATTAAAGTGATAGTTACCTACCATTTTGCCTTTTAAATTGAACAGGCACCTTCCGTTAACGTACACGTTTCAAAAATTCTCTGTGTCTTCCCAACGAGTTTCTGTTTCATTTTCATTTTGTGAATATTTTAAAGCAAATGTTTTAAACCCTTTTCCACCTGATCGCTTTTTATCTTTGCTGACAATGAACCAGGCATTTCCTTCATTTTTGTCCTGATGATCCTTCAGGTAGAAGATGTTGTGTGCCATGGCACTCATAGAACTTGCACCACGTAGTCCCCTTTTATTATCTTTACCTGTGTGATGCAGGAGTATGGTTGCAACCCCATATGCCCTTAAATCTCTTAAAAAGGGGTTTATCTTGTTATTCCACTCTGAATTGTTGTTTTCCTCCTCCAACCCAAAAAGAGTACTCACACTATCCAAGATGATAAGTTTGTAAGTTGGGTGTTCCCTGAGCCATGTTATAATTTTTAATTGGTTTGTTCTTTCTGACAGATAAAACGTATTTTCTGTTGCAAGTTGATATTCCGGTACAGAGAATATTCTCATTCTGTATTTTTGTTTGCCCAACCATTCAAATTGCCTGACCCTATCTTCCATTTCTTGCTGACCTAATTCCCCGTCCACGTACAAACAACCGGTAGGATACTTCACGCACCATTCCCCAATGTCACATTCATCCCTGTCAAATTCTTTCAAACCTAAAACATAAGCAACAGATATCACCAACAGAGATTTACCTGCACCTGACTTGCCATGCAGAATTGTGAGTTGACTTTCTTTCAACCAAGGAGACATAAGTGTTTTTAACTTTGGTATTTGTTTTTGCCTGATCTCGTTTACGGTCAGGATAAACTCATTGAGTTTTTTTGTATCAGTATCAAGCGGTTTAAATTGACCCACAAGTTTGTTGGCTTCTGCAATTTGACCGGCTTTGATAAATGCTTTGATATTTTCTGTGTAAATAAGCAAATGCCTTTCCTGAAAATGTTGAAGTGTCAGATCAATTAAATTCTGACTTGTTTCTTCTTGCTCATATTGTTCACTTAGTCCTGATAATATCTCCTCAATATCTGATCCCTCCTCTTTTGAAAGTTTGCCTGTTTGAAGTTTTTGTTGGTAAATGTCCTCAATTTCTTTTTGAGGTGCTTTTTGGTATTTATCAAAAAACTCAATACACCACATTGCAAGTTTACGTGCTGTTGCACTCTCAATAAAGTTGAGATTCCAACAAGAACGAATTTGTTTTGTAAATTCTGTGTTGGTAATCAGAGAGATAATTATTTTTCTTTCGTCTATCATTTTTTCTTTACTCTTGCCAGAAAACATTTTTTAAATTTGTCTTTTGAATAATCTTCACAATCTTCACAACCGGCATAAAGTGTATGATCTTCTCCAAACTTAAATCCAAAAGCACAAGTGTACTCTTCATCAAAACACATAAAATGGGCAACTGTTGGTGTGGGATATTTACAAGTATCAATTACACCGTCCACAGCATTGTTAAATCTTTCATTAGAAAACTCCTTTTCTTTTAAACGTTCACAAAGAATATCATAAAATTCTACAGGAAGTGAAGGAAACGCTGTTTTAATTTTCACTATACCTTTCATCAGGTTTTTTGTAGTCAATTGCAAAATGTTTGGCAACTGCTCCGGCAATTTGCTTGGGGGTTGCTCCTTTTTGTTTTGTTGTTGTTTCTCCATTTTTAATTATATTTATTATTTTGTTATACTGACTGACAATTATTGGCAAACTCATATTATCATATAACCACTTATCAGAAGTAATACTTAAACATTGTCTAAAAAATATTTGAAGCCCTTCAAGTGTTTCCTCAGAAGAATGTTCAGGAAATTCTTTTTTGTATTCAGAAAGTATTTTTCCTGCTGCTGCTCTTTCTTTTCCTTTAGCAAGGATTTTATAATCTCCATATTCTTCCACAAAACAATTAATTATTTGGTCAATAAAGTCCACCGACTTGTTCGGTGGAGGGATTTCTTCTTTTCTTCTTTTCTTTCTTATACTTCTTGTTTGTTGTCGGTTGCTTGTCGGTTGTTTGTTAGGTAGGGTGTCAATTAGCTTGTCGGTTTCATTTTCTTGGCATTGATAACTCTCATAGTTACAAATAGTTAAAATACTATATTTGTTTGTCACTTTGCGTGTCAGTTCGCCTGTCGATTTTAGCCTGTTTATACAAGTACGTAAAGTGCGTATTGAAATGTGTGTTTTAGCTTTCAAAGAAGATAACCCTGTAGCAAGTTCTCCTCTTTTTATAATTACCCCTCTCCATTTTTTATCTTCATGGTTTGCATTCAAAAGTAAGTGAATAAATAAGTGTACCATTTCTGATTTATCGTACCATTCCCATTTACAAAATTTACGGTGTAATTTTATCCAACCATCCATTATTAATATTATAAAAAGAAGCCCACCAACAAAAGAAAAACCCTCGTAGGTAAGCATCCAACAAACCTTGCGAGGGAGATTCTCTGCCGGCGGGCAGTATTATTAACCAAAATGAAAACTTCTGTACTCATAGGATGCTTTTTAATTCTCTACAAAGTAAAACTAAATAAAACTAATAAACAAATATTTTTCAAACTACTTTATAACTCCCTGTACTTTTGCTAAATATGAATAGGTTTTTACACCTGATCCGTTCCATTTCCTTATAATAAGATCAGGAGTTTGAAGTTTATCAGCAAAGAATAAGAATACTTCTTTGCTTTTCACGGGGCAATACATTTCCTGAAGTTTGTAATTTTTGCCTGTTTGTTTATTAAAGTCATCAACCCTGCATTGTCGTATTTGGGCAATGCCTACGGCATGTTCGTTTTTATTGTAAGCCAAAGGATCATTAGAACTTTCTACCTGGCATACAGCCCTCCAAATTGCTTCATAAGGTTGTGTTGGCTCGGATACAATAATTGGCAGGTAACTATATATAGGAGCGTGAACAATTATTGTAAGTAATATAAATAAAATTGTTAATGTCATTTTTTGCATTTCTCTTTTTTTAGTGAATACTACTTTTCATATTTTTTATTATTAAAATCAAAACTTTCTTTTTCTCTTTCTCTTTCTTCTTCAATTTTATTTAATTGTTTTTGTAAAGATAATCTTTTTAAAGTTTTATCAACGTCTAAGTTCAAAGGAGAATGTTCATTGTCTTCAAATTCACTGAATACTTTTTCATCCTCATCAGGATATAATACATTTCCTTTTTCAGGTTCTTTTTTAGTTTCATTAATTGCTTTTATAAACAAAATAATAAATCCAAAAAAAGAAATAAGTGTTAAATAAATTACCCATTTCATTATTTTAATTTTTTATATTTAGATAAAACTTCTTCAGTAAAGCATTTTTGCTTCTTTGATCTTTCATCAAATGTTCAACTTGTTTTGCACACATTATTTTTGACATTGTTAATTTTTTATCATCAACATTTAGCTGTTTAGCAAGCCATAACATCCAATCTCATCTTTCACAATTTTGCCAAGCACTAAGAATTGTTTTTTGTGTTCTAACATAATCTTTTGCATCAGAACATGTGTGTAGTTTTTCTAATTTAGTTGTTTCCATTTTTTTACGTTCTATATAATTCATAAAATTAAATTTTTCTGTTGTGATTATAAATACTTTTTTGAATATTTGCAGGTAATTGCATTTCTACTTTATCACAAAGATAAGTTCTTTTACATTCAGGCATATTGTAATACCAGATTTTATATTTTGTCTTATATATCAGTTTTTTAAAACTATCGTCCCAATACCTAATTATCCCACAATGGATGCAAATATGAGTTCTGAATCCATCTTGTTTCAGCCAAGAGTGGTTAATAAGTCGTTTCATCCTATTAAATTTTTAACTAAATAATTTGCATCTTCTTGTTTCATTGAACCAGGATCACTTTCAATATCAACTCTGAAAGCATCTACACCACGAAACTTTAGTTCAGAGACCATTTTATCAGCTTGATAACTAGCTTGATTGTCACTATCGAAACACACAGCCACACGACTAAACGATTTGGAAATACATCTAACTTGTCTATTTGTGTACTTAATTCCAGATGTAGCACAAGCAAAAGGACCAAAACGCCAAACGTCAGTAGGACCTTCCACCAATATACCTGTTTTTTTCCATTTTTCTTGTTTCCCATACAATATACTTTTATGAGGTATTAATTCTCTGTCTTTTGGGCAAGCTTTGTACCTCGCAAGATCTTTTCCTGTGACATCCCTGCTGTCAAATGTAACTATTTTCTCATCCCAGATAAAAGGAATTATTATCCTGTGTTTGTAGTCAATATTGTCAAGTTTGCTGACAGGGCCAGTTGACAACAAACCCCATTTTTTTTCAAGATAGTCAGGATCAAAGTTTCTTTTTGCAAGATATTCTTTGTGATGAGGTAATAATGCAACTGTGTTTGAAGGTAGTTTAAAAGCTTTGGTTCGGATTTTCACCAATGATTCATCAGTGCGTTTAGGGACGACTAAATCATATCTTTTGATAATTTTCCGAACCTCAGCTTCATTAACATTAATTAGTTTTGAAATAGTGGTGATCAAAGGTCTTCCGCCACACCTCCAACATGAAAAATAATTATCTTGCAAATTGAACCCCATGTGATTTGAAATATCCCCACAAAAAGGACATTGGACACCTATCCAACCATTTTGTACGTTTTTACCTTCTGTTGAATAAGGGACACTAAAATTCTGGAGTAGTTGAATTATGTTCAATTTAATCTTGAACTTGTTCAAACACTTTCTTAAAAGGATTAAATTGTTTTTGTATCCCTATTTCATATGTCCCTGGAGGAAGAAGAATGCTTTTATGATCAGCAATGGGGAGTTCTTTTACTTCTGTCATACAGAATGGTTTTAAGTTCCCTTCAAGAATATGTTGAAGTCTTGCTTTTCCTTTTCCAACTTTAGCAAATCTCTTGCCTTCTGCTTCAAGCAATTTAACATCTCCTGTAAGGATATGAATATGCCCAGAGATTTCCCCATACGCTAATGGGGTGTTTTCAATTCTTTTTGCATTTGCCGGAATAGTAGCAATCATTTTAAACATAACGTCACCTTGATGTCCTTTAATCATTTTTTTCATTATAATAAATTTTAAATTGGTTTATAAATTAAGTTCTAAAATCAAATTGATATTCTTCTTTTTTAAATATACTAAGTGAAGCAGCGGCTGTTTTAGCATTAGTAAAATGAGGTTCACAAGCTATTAAATAATCAGTTCCAGTAGAAGGGCAAGTGAATTTCACCCAAGCCAATGATTTATTATCTATTTCGGGAAAAGTTTCTTTTGTTTTGTAAAGTTTAATAATTTCAACTTTATCGTTTAAATGTTGAATAATTTGTTTGTCAACTTCTATTCCTCTTAATATTTCCATCATTCTCTTTTCTCCAAGAACAGAATAAATTCCTCCTCTTATTTCTGCATTTTTCTCATTAATAAACATTTCTTTCGTAATTGTTTCTTTTTTCTCCCATATCCAAGATGGAAGAATTCTTCCATGAATTGCATAAACAGAATACCCATCTTTAAAAAGAACAGACGGTTTGTTTGTGTTGTGTAATCTATTATTAGAATTTTGATAGATTTCTATTGGGCATGAAGAAACAAAAAGAATATCTTTAAAAGCCACAAAATCATAGACTCCTGATTTTAATAATTTTTGAAAACAAATAAAATCAGACCAATTGAATTTAAAATAATCCAACCTCATAAAATAATCATAAAAAGCAACCCACCCATAATCGGTTATATTACCGTAATAAGAAAAAGGTTCATAAATTAGTTTGTTTGACCTAATTTTTGAATTAATGTTTGAATTAATGTTTGAACCAATGTTTGACCAAATGTTTGAATCAATGTTTGACCTGATGTTTGAACCAATGTTTGACCTGATGTTTGAACCAATGTTTGACCTAATTTTTGAATTAATGTTTGAACCAATGTTTGACTTAATGTTTGACTTAATGTTTGACTCAATGTTTGAACCAATGTTTGAACCAATGTTTGAACCAATGTTTGAACCAATGTTTGACCTAATGTTTGACCAAATGTTTGAATCAATGTTTGAACCAATGTTTGAACCAATGTTTGACCAAATGTTTGAATCAATGTTTGAACTAATGTTTGAACCAATGTTTGACCTAATGTTTGACCTAATGTTTGACCAAATGTTTGAATCAATGTTTGAACCAATGTTTGAACAAATGTTTGACCAAATGTTTGAACAAATGTTTGACCAAATGTTTGAACCAATGTTTGACTCAATGTTTGACTTAATGTTTGAACCAATGTTTGAATCAATGTTTGACTTAATGTTTGAACCAATGTTTAGCCAATCAATATTAAGTGTACTTTTTAGAATATTTATAATTAATTGACACATCATAGGAGAATCACAATACCAAATAAATGGTTTTTTATAATTTAATTTTTTATAAAGCCATTCTATTTGTTCTTCAAAAACTATTTTATTCAAATTTCCTTTATTTTTAAAAAATAAATCAAGCCACTCCTGTCTTACAACGGAAATCAAGGCTTCTTGTTTTGTGGTTAAATGGGTTAATTGTTTCATATTATTTTTTCTTTTATTTCAATAAACTGATACCATTTCTTTTTCTTCAATATTATATAATATAGTTTTATGATAGATAGCATTTTTATGTTCTATTGCTATCAGAGTAGATTTCTTCCTGCTTTTTATAATAATTATTTTTAGCACCATAAAAAATTGGTCTTGTTCTTCCTTCTCCCATATTTACGTATTGAACAAATCTCCCTCTTGTTATCCTGCGGTTGTTGTGTTTGGGAATAACAGGTTGATTTAATATTTTAACCATTGGAACAGAAGTGTTTTCCAATTTTACAGATTCTTTTACTTTCTTACCAAATAAAAAATTTCGGATAAGGATAAAGAAACGGATGATTAATTTAATGATTGTTTTCATTTTTCTTAATTTTTGTATTATACACATTTATTTTGAATTAACTATAAATCATTTGCAATTCTTTAAACCCTGCAAATATTTTTTCAATACTCCAACCTTCTTTATGGAGTGTGTTTCTGATTCTTTTCTTTGCTTCATTCTGAGTAAGACAAGCAAAGTTTTCAGGTGAAGACAAAACAACTTTTGCAATTTTTGAAGCTGTATCACTTAAATTTTCAAAGTAAGCAGTTTCATTTGTTGTTTTTGTGATTGTAACAACTTCAAGAGATTCAGCGGAATACTTTTGATAGTCCCTGAGGTAATTTGTGAGTCTGTTGTGAACACAATGCCAGACATAGGTGCTAATCTTGCTTTTTGCAGGATCATACGTTCTAACGGCTTCCAGATAAGCCAGGGAGGCCTCCTGAAACAGATCATCAATGTCAAGTCCTGACTTTTGCGAGAAATCCCATGCAAGTTTTCTAAGTAACAAATCGTAATTCATTTTTAATTAGTTTTTAAATTTATTTATAAGAATTCATAAGAGCATGTAAAAGGTTTTCATTTGAGGTGTCTTCCCCATCCACTACAGCATCAACTGTTTTTCTTTTTGCATCCAACAGTTTTGCTATTTTTTCTTCAATAGTGTTTTGAGCAAGTAGGTAATAAATAGTAACACTGTCTTTTTGCCCAATTCTATGCACTCTGTCACCTGCCTGATCAATTGTTTTTGGGGACCATGGAAGTTCAAGGATAGCAACATTTGAAGATGCAGTTAAAGTAATTCCTTCTCCTGCTGCTTTTATATTTCCCACAAATAATCGTATCTTTTCATCATTTTGAAAAGCATCTACAAGAATTTGTCGTTTATTTGTTGCCACAGATCCATCAATTTTAACTGCAATTTCTTTAAATTCTGTCATCAAACTATTAACAACAAATTTATGAACACAAAAAACAACAAGTTTATTTCCTGTTTCAAGAAATTCTTTTATCCAGTCAATTACCTGTAAAAGTTTTCCCTGAACAGCAAGTTGTTTCAATCCTTCAATTTTTGCAAGTTGTTCAATTCGTTTTATTCGTTCCGCTGCTTCATTTCCTTTTGTTTGTCTTATATAAGCAATAAAAGACTTTTCAGCTTCTTTGTATTCTTTTAAGTTATCGAGAGCCATTGGGACAAAAGAATAAACTTTATCTGGTAGTTCTTTCAAAACATCTTGTTTTTTTCTTCTGATCATGCAATTTGATAAAAGGATAGAATTTAATTCGTCTGCATGAGAAGATCCGTTATAAGTCCAGCCAAACCCATTATGTTTTCTGTTACAATATCTTAAAGTGAAAGCCATGAAATTAGGAAATAAATCAGGATTTATAATTTGAATTGTATTATAAATTTCAACCGGTCTGTTTAAAATTGGTGTGCCGGACAAGGCTAAAATATGAGGGATTCCTTTTGCAATTTTCTTAACTGCTTTTGTCCTTCTTGCAGAAGATGCTTTTAGAGCATGACATTCATCTAATACTAAAATTTGTAAATTTCTTCTTTTCAATTCAGGCAACCATGCAAAAGCAATATCATAATTTAAAATAAGGATATCAGCAGAAGTTTTCCATATTTTTGTACCTGATAAAATTTCAATAAAAGGGTTAGGTAACCATTTTTCTGTTTCCCTTTCCCAATTTAGTTTTAATGAAGCCGGGCAAATAATTGCAACCGGTATTTTATTTCTATGTAATTGAATCCACATTAATGTTTCGATTGTTTTTCCAATCCCTTGATCGTCCGCATTTAAGAAGCGTCCATTTTTATCTTCTGCAAATGCAGCAGCTACATTTTGAAAAGGTCTGGGGGTTCCTTTTAATCCGGGAATTCCATTTAAAGAAATTTCTGCTTTTTTCTCTTTTGCTTTTTCTGAATAGGAATTTAAAGTACTATCTATTTTGTAGTCCCATTTTTGTAATTGCTCAATATTTTCAATAGACAAAGGAGCAGACCAAAATTTATCTTCAGGATAATATTTTCTACCTGGAATTGATCTTACTTTGTCAAGCATGTCAAGATCAAAACTAAATGAAACTTTTATTACTTTTTCTCCTTTCTCATTTTGAGCAAGAGAAGCTGTGTTTTGGATCATACATTTACTTATTAATATATATACATATATAACTTTTTACATTTGTTAGTCAAAATCGAAGAAACCTTTTGAATTAACAATTATTTTTTTAGCAGTCTTAACTTCTGATTTGCTTCCGGTTTTTCATTTTCTAATACTTTTAAATCAAGATTAAAACAAATTTCAGACATGTAAAGAGTATCAAATTTTTTTTTACAATATCGGCAATAGTATTTCTTTTTTGTTTTTTTCACAGCTGATAAGGATCACAAAAGTCTTTATAAGCAATATAAGAAATAATCCCAAAAATGAATCCCAAGCACGATAGATCAATTCTTTTTTGAATTATAGAGATAGTTATTGCAAAAATGCAAATAATGGCAAACATGATACTGGCAATTAAATTTATAATTTTCATTTTATTTTCTGATTAATAATTCCTCTAAATAGTCAACATAATTAAGAATATTATTTATATTCTCAAATAAAATAGAAACATCGTCAGGGTATTTTACCAAATCAAAATCAAAAGGATCTACAAATGAAGATAATCCCGAAGTTAATGAATTTGGGTTGTGTTTTACAGGATAGTTTCCTGTTTGTTTTTTGTATTCTAAACGCAAATCAAATCTTTTTATCTTTTTACATTATTATAGTTAATTTTTTTTCATCAGGAATAAAATTTATATTTAACTGGTTGCAATACTTCACCAATTTTTTATAAGTTTCTAAACTTTGGCAATAACAAAGATTTTCTGGCTGTGTTATCATTTTTTCAATATCAGTTTTTTTCATTTCTGATATTTTTTTGTCAGATATTGTAAATTGTTTTTTCATTTTGTTCTCATTTTTTCGTTGACAATATGAATATAATCATGATGTACTTTTTCTTGATCCAAATAACCTTGCATTACAGATAGTGAGGCGATGAAGTCGGACCCTTCTTTAAATAAATATAAATGATCAAAACAAAAGTCATGTTGAGCCTTTGTAGGTATATAATTACCACCTGCAGAATTATAGTCAAATTTTGAAGTTGATCTTCTTTTGTCTGCCTTTGCTTCTTTTCTTGCGTAATAATCATTTGCAAATTCAGGATTTTGCATATTTTGTGCAAATTCTCTTTTTGCAGTTTTTGAAGGTTTCCATTTGTAGTTCATAACTCTTTAATTTTTAAAATTCTTCTGTAAATTGTTAATAACTGATTTGGTGCAAATTCCATTTTCATTTTGTCTTCTTCCCGGATTGTTATTTTTTTTTCATTTATTGAAACGTCAAATTCCGGGAAAGGAATTTTGATATTTTGCACATTGTCAAAATTGCAAGTATTAAAATAAACTTGGTTATTTTGTTTTTTTGATGTTTCAATAGTGATCTCAACCGGCTGCAAATAAACATCCAACTTATCAAAAATTAATTTGATTTTTTCAAGCCTGTTAAACCGTTTTATTTGTGTATCAGGAAAAATAGCTATTTGTTTCATTTTATTCAGTTATTTGTAATCAAAAGATACTTTATATTGTTTTCCTCCATAATTCCAGCGTTCCCCGTTAAACGGCTGTTTTTCTTTGTAACCGTGTGCAATTAAGCCTTTTTTTAATCCTGTTTTTGAACAATAGTCCTTTGAATAATAGTCTTTTGTACCGTAAAAACCAGAGCTAATAATTGCATAATCCCATTCCTGCTGATTAGGATCATAAAATAAATTAAGTTTTTTTGTTTTCATTTTGTTTTACTTTTGGTTAATAATCAATAATATAAGCAAATCAGATTTTAAGACTGCTAAAATTTAGCATAAATATAACAATGTTGTTTGTGCCGGAAGGTCCTGAATTAGTTTTTTACCCTCAAAGTAAAATTAACACGTTTTGTTTTTTGATTACTTAGTAAAGATAAGCACTATATTTTAATCTACCAATTGCAGAAATTTGTTTTATTTCCTTAAATTGTATGTTATCATCAAATTTTTGGTTAATGAAATTCAGGGCTTCATTTAGTTGCTGAATAGTTGCTGAAGTTTTCATAATTACTTGGTTTTAGTTGTGAATATCTGAACAAACGACCTGATCAGCAAAGTTAATGTAACCAGGCAAAACAAATAAAGCGGGAAATAAATAATATAGTTCATGATTTTTATATTAATGTTAGTAATTGTTTTGTTATTGCAGACCAAAACTGACCATTGAAAAAATAAGCCTGAACACCATTATTCTGATCTCTTAAGGTAATGTCAGTAGTATATATATTATGACCCATATTTGCAACCATTCTATCAATGCAAGCATGTCGACCATTCCATGTAACGCAATTTTTATCTTTTATCAAAGAAAGAGCAGAGGTTAACATTTTTTTACTCTCTTCCGTAGTTTCTTTGCTGATGTAATTGATTTCTGTTTTCATAATTACCTGGTTTTAGTTGTGAATATCTGAACAAACGACCTGATTAGCAAATTTTATTCATTTTCAAAAGGTGTGTACACTTCAGGATTTTTTAATGATTCTCCATGTACATTGTAATATGTATCAGTTTTATTGTCATAAAATTCATAACTTTCTGAAGGAGCATAATATTTTTGATCAAATATTTTTCCATTCCATTGTTCATTTAAAAAATCATTTGGTTTCATAATTTTAAAATTTGAGGTTAATAAAATTAGTGGGGTGTTAAGAATCCGATTCTCAGCATCACGCCTGTAACACCTCTAAATCATAAAAAATATCTATCAGATATATATCTATTTCGCTCGCTAAAAAATAGGTCGTTTCATGTGTGGATAAATCACAATCACATGAAAACAAGGCAAAATGAAGAATATATATCTTTGTCAATATATCAGCCGTATCCCGGCATTTAGTACTTTTGACATGTTGTCCCAGGGTACACTGGTACAGAATATACGTTTCCTGCGTAGGCGTTAATCCTCGTAACGCTCAGTTAAGTTGCGAGGCATCACTGCAACGACTTAACAAATCAAAGATAAAAAGAATAATTGACATGACAATACGATTTACAAAAATATTTACAATAATTGTAAAACTTTAACTTATCTAATTCTCAATATATGTTAATATGTTGATAATTAGTAATATATGTAAAATCACCCTGTGTTAAGATAATTAACTGAACTTATACCATGAAATATAATGTGAGCTGTATTATACCATGCAAAGATCAGTTAGTAACATAATAAATAAAGTTAATAGTATGTTAAGGCAAAATTTAAGGTTATGCCACATCAAGCATAGTTGCATCAGATTTGAATGCCCTGATCAGTAAATAAGTTATGGTAATATGACAAAGTAAGCTATTAACATAGTATAATAGTGCAGGAATATTGGTAATGTATTATGTTACAATGATGTATGTGTAAATAATAAGTCTCATAATTATTATTATGTAAAATAGAAGAGAAGGGGGCTACCTAAGTCCTCCGATGGAAAAGTAACAACCCTCAGAACCACCCCTCTATAAACGTATGAATTTTAATCACTTAGAAAGTGATTTCTCAATCTGAAGCAAGCTTCAACTTTAGATTATATAAATTTTAATTTTGCATAGGGAGTTTTAGCAGTCTTAACTTCTGATTTGCTAAAACTACTTAAGGAATTTCAGAATCTCTTATAGGGAGTGAGTTCTAAAAAATTGTAAAAATTTTTAAATGTTGGGAAAGTAAATTTAGAGTTATTTAAAGTATTGATTACAGGTAAATCCTTTTCTTGGTTGATATTCTTTAAAATCTACTGTTTTATATATTCCATGATGGTTTGTATAACGGGCCATATCTGATTGCCATTGTGGGATTATTTGATTTGGTGTAAAGTTTCTGAAAGGTTGGGAATGAACATCACATTTTAATTCTTTACAAAAATTTACTCTTTCATAACTATCTTGTAAATCTTTTAAAAGAATATAAATAAAAAATCTTTGGGGTTTTGTGTTATATTTTCTTAATAAAGTTATTGCTTTTTTTAATGGTTCTTTCATTGAAGAAGAATCACAAGCCATTCTTAAATAAGGTTTCCATTTCACTTTTGACAAGAGTTGAGCAATATTGTTATTTATTAGTCTTGTATCTAACCCCTGATTGAAATCTAATTTTAAATTTAATCTGATTGCCTGTTCTATTTGTTGTAAACCAAAATCTGAAGCAAGAACATTGTTGCCCATCAAAATAACCTCTTTTCTGTTTCCTGCAATTTCTTTTATTGTCATATAGGGTTTAATTCCCCCTTCTTTTTTCGGGACAACACACCAACTACATTTATTAGGACATCCTCTTGTTAAAAATCCGTAAGCAGATTTAAATTGTGGGTAAATAGAATAATCAGGTTGAAATTTATCAATGTCATCCGGGAGTTTATCTAAATTATATCCGGTTCCCCCTTTAATAATTTCTCCATACTTACAAAAAGGGGGAATATGTTCCTCGGTAAACGTGAAAATCTTACTCATGTAAGTCTGATCATAGTTATCTAATAATGCCCACTCAACAAAATCCCCCTGAGATTTGTGATAAGCGGAAATCTTCATCAAAGCTAAATTAGGATAATTATGACCGTCTATGTCAAGTAAACCTACTTTCATTCTATTTTTCTGTATTATACAATTAATTTCCCAAATATAAACATTTTTAGCAGTCTTAACTTCTGATTTGCTTGTTATTTAGATTCAATAAAAATAAGCAACCAATACAACCCCTAATCTATTGTCTTCTAATTAATTTATTATGTTAAATAGGAATATTTTAAAAACTTTTTCCGAGAATGTATGTAAAAATACACATATGTATATAAATAAAAGGTATAAATTAGACAAAATTTTTTAATATGATACTTACCAGGGGCAGAAAACTTGAATACCTGCAAGAGAAAGCTAAGGCTGCTTACCTTGAAAGAGAAACACTGTGGAAAGACTCAAACACCCTTCTCGTGTTTAAACTGGCTTGCCTTGGAGCACTTGACACACATATCTGCGATATTCTTGGAATCTCTACGGTTACACTTAACATTTGGAAAAGGGAAAGACCACAATTTTTTGATGCTATCAAAAGAGGAAAAGCAATGGCGGATATGCGAGTGGCAGAATCACATTATCTCAATTGTATTGACCGATGGGTAGAAGAAGAAGAAATACATGTAGTGAATAAACAAATCGTGAGGGTGAAAGTAAAAAAATTCTACAAGGGTGAATCAAGAGCACAAATAAAGTGGCTCTCTGCAAGACAACCTGAAACATGGTCCGAATCTTATAAGACTGCAACTTCGGGAAACATGAACACTTTTAATAATTGCACCATAGACTATAAACTTTTAAGTGTGGCTGAACTTTCTTTGATGGAAAGCATCCATAAAAAACAAATACCGGAAAATGAGGGAGCAGGAGGTTAGCACTACTCTTTCTAAAGAGGAGCTTATGAGGGAAGCTTTTAAAAACCCGATTAAAGTAACTCGTGAACTTAACGATAGGAGCCTCTATCACTTTCTTCAATGCTTCTGGCCAATAGTCAGCCCTCACAACTTCCAGGGAAACTGGCACATCGAATACCTTTGCAATGAACTTGAAAAGGTTACGGAAAGAGTTGCTAAAAGAGAACCCAGACTTTATGATCTAATTATAAATGTGCCACCTGGCACGACCAAAACGCTGTGTGTCAGTGTAATATTTCCTGTTTGGTGCTGGTCAAAATGGCATTGGATGAAATTTATTACAGCAAGTTATTCTGAAAAACTTGCACTCGAAGGAGCCGACTATTGTCGTGACATAGTTAAAAGTGATCTGTTTCAATCAATATATCCCGAAATTGGAATTAAAGAAGATAAAGACACAAAATCAAATTTTAAAATTGTTAAACGTGTAGATGGTTTAAATAAAACAAGATCACAGAGGCAAATTTTAGGTGGGGGAAGATATAGTACATCAGTAGGGGCCACTATTACAGGATTTCATGGGGACATATTAATAATAGATGATCCTTTGAATCCTACACAGGCTGCTTCTGATGTGCAACTTGGTATAGCAAATCAATGGATGGAGCAATCCCTGCCAACACGTAAAACTAACAAAGATGTCACACCTACCATATTAATAATGCAGAGACTTCATGCGGACGATCCGGCGGGACACATTCTTAACAAACAAAAAGAAAATATTAAACATATCAGTCTTCCGGGTGAGATCAGAAATTATGAGAAATATCTCAATCCCCCGGAACTAAAGAAATTTTATGTAAATGACCTTTTGGATGCCAATAGGCTACCTTGGAAAGTTTTAACAGATTTGGAGACAGACCTTGGCCAATATGGTTATGCAGGACAGATAGGACAGAATCCTGTGCCACCTGGTGGAGGGATGTTTAAGGTTGACCGGTTTATCATGTTAAACGCATTGCCTCCTTTAAATCAGATTGTAAAAACTGTCAGGTATTGGGACAAAGCAGGAACGGAAGGTGGGGGTGCATACACGGTAGGGGCAAAAATGTCCTTATTGTATAATGGTAAATGGGTTATTGAGAATATTGTGAGGGGGCAATGGAGTTCTGAAGTAAGAGAACAAATGATTTTAAATACTGCAATGTCGGATGGCAGTGCAGTGATCGTGTGGATGGAACAAGAGCCTGGTAGCAGTGGGGTTGAAAGTGCGGAAGGGACAATTAGGAATTTGGCAGGGTTCAGTGTGTATAAAGAAAGACCGACAGGGAACAAAGTATTCAGGGCAGATCCATTTTCTGTTCAGGTGAATAATGGGAATGTGTTAATGGTTGAAGCAGGATGGAACATGGCGGTAATAAATGAATTAAGGTTTTTTCCTTATAGTACGCACAAAGATATCACAGATAGTCTGTCGGGGGGGTTTTCTAAATTAGTACCAAAGAAAATTGCAAGGAGAATCACATAATATTAATTAAAAATTTAAATAAAATGATTAATTCAACAAACAAGGGCACAGTTCGTTTCTTTTTAAAAGACAAGGGGTATGGGTTTATTTTGGATGATGATGAATTGGATGAAAAAGGGGAACATCGTCAGTTTTTTTTCCATGTGACTAACACGTTAGACAAGATAGATAAAGATGATAAAGTTGAGTACAATTTGATAGAAGGCAAAAAAGGTTTAAATGCTGTGAGTGTTAAAAGAAAAAAGGGTGAAGAGGGTAAAAAGTAAAATAGAGGTTTCTATTATTGTAGTTTGGGAACGGATTTTAATAAAGTTGGTTTATAAAGAGATTTTATTGAGATTTCCAATTTATATGAATTAGAGGGAACTAATCAGGTTCAATTGAGATGTTAATAATGATAAGTTCTAACTAAAAATGTAAAGAAATGAAAAGATTAGTGGATGTTATGTACGGTTTGCAGGGGTATCCTAATGCCAGTAGGTTCACGGCATTTAAAACTGATTTGTTTTCTACCGGGAGTACTCCGGCAATTACAATGGACACGGCTGCTACAAATGGTATTTCTGTAACTGCTGCCACAACGACTGCTTTAAGGATAACAGCAGCGTTTACAACCGGTATCAGTATAGCAGCAGACGGAACTACCGGAGTTGCAATTACTTCAGCATTTTCAGGAGTAAATATGATTTCCCTTGCCGGTACAGGTAGCAATGCTGGTATTTTAATTTCAGGGGCTTGTGGAAAAGGACTTGAAATTACAGGTAGTTGCACTACTGCAATAGGAATATTAACTGGTACTTTTACTACTGGTCTTAGTGTGGCGGGGACATTAACCACTGGTATTAGCATAGGAGCTTGTACGACAGGGGTTACTATTGTAGGTAATGTTACTACTGGGGTTAATCTTACAGGTAATGCCACTTCTGCTTTTAAAATTACTTCAGGTACTGTTGCTAACGCATTTGAACTTGCCGCAGTAACCAACATAACTAATCTCTTTAAATTCAATGCTATTGCTGGTTGTATACTTGCTGTGGATGTCAATCCTAACGAAGCACCGAGTGGTGGTGGATTAGGTGCTGATGCTTGTATTCGTATTGATATTGGTGGTTTGGATTACTTCATTCCATTATTTGCTACTGAAACAACTTAAAAAGATAAATATTTTGTTAATCAAACACTTTAAAATTACGATTATGAAATTAAATGTTTTGGAACGTATTAATTTAGTACAATTATTACCGGTAGAAGGTAGTTTTGTTACTTTTAGGATTCTTACAGATTTGAAAAAAGTACTTTCATTCACGGAAAAAGAACTCAAAGAGTTTAAAATTGAACAGAAGGATGGAAGGATTTTTTGGGCAAAGTCAAAGGAGGTAGAAATTGCTATTGGAGAGCAAGCTTCTATAATTATTAAAACTGCTTTGCAGAAAATTGATAAAGAGGGGAAAGTGAATGAAGGTAATATTTCATTATTTGATAAGTTTTCACCTGAAATAGGGTTACGAATTGAAAAATAAACTTAAACCTACACCTTTATATTATATAGGGGTGTGGGGTTTTAAAAACGTAAAACAATGGCAAATAGTAAAAGTTCAGGTCCTTTTAAGGAATATGCAACGATAGACACTCAACCTTCAGGTTCAGAATTAGGGTATTGGACCAATGAAGTCTGTCTACGAGACAAGGTGAATGATGGGATATCTAAAGGAAAGATGTATTTTTCTATACGGGAAAATGAATCTGACTCTTCAGGAGCATCGGATACATCCAGTATGACAGTTACCCTCCAGTTTAAATGTGATGGGGATGCAGGTTGGCAGGATTTTGTAGATTTTGGTGGAAATGAACTTGCTGTGGGTAATCGTATAGAGGTCGAAGATACCGGAGCAGCAGTTCGTTGGAGAGCTGGGGTAAAGGATGGAGATTATACCAGTGGTAGTTTGACGTTTGGGTTTGATTGGTAATATAAAAGATTAATAAAATGAAATCAAAAATAAATATTTATAACAGAAAATACAATATGCTATGGTAAATGATTCAGATTATAGGTTGTATTTGGAGAATAAATTTGAAGGATTAACGAAACATCTTCATGCTCAGTTTGAAAATGTTCATGAACGACTTGAAGAGATAAAAATACAAACAACAAAAACGAATGGCAGAGTTACAATACTTGAAAAAGATTTTTTAACACATCTTGTTAATTGTAATCCGGCAAAAGAAATAACAGAAATAAAAAAAGATTTGGAAGAGTATAAGATGATAAAAAAATATCCAAAAGTGTTTATAGGAATGATAGTTATTCTTGTAGTTATTACTCTTATTAGTGTTGTAAAGACAACACAAGTTCCTAATCAATTAAAAAACATGGAAGATATTATAAGACATGAAATACGCATGCAAGAAGGTGTTTCAAAAGTTACAAGAGGAGGATATGTAAAATTTAATGATCAGGGTTTAGGTGATTCAATAAAAATAAAGTAAATCGGTACTTTTGGAGAGATATATGTAAAGTATGGTAAGCAGAAAATAAATCTGCCTTACAGGGAATGTTGGTTTTGTGAATTTATTGAGGATTGCTTGCATCCAACTGTTGATGAAAAAGGTTCCCCAATTTGCCCGGATGAATGTGTAAGGAAGGATGAGATAATAATGACTAAGAAGAAAATATGAATAATTCAAATAATAACTTTTATATTTTAAAAGATGATTTTCAAATGGATAATAATATCATTAATTGTAGCTTTTTTATGGTATTTATTCTTTAGAAAAAGAAATAATGGAAAGAACAAAACATTCAACAACAATACAACCTCTGTCAAATAAGCAATTGCAGATTTTGACAAGTATGGTAGTTGCCAGAGCCAATCTCGCATCAAGGCTTGGACAGCAGTATGGTGGTGATAGGGATGTTTATCAAGCTCTTGGGTATAAATTAATACTTGATTATGATGATTATTTTGCAAGGTATTCAAGGCAGGATATAGCAAAGGCTGTGATTGACAGACCTGTAAAAGCCACGTGGCAGGGGCAGTTAGAACTTATTGAATCAGAGGATGCTCAAAAAACACCATTTGAACAATCTTGGTACGATTTGAATAAAAAGTTAAAGTTGCGTTCATTACTTGCAAGAGTTGACAGGTTGACAGGGATTGGCAGATATGGGGTTTTGCTTCTTGGGTTGAATGATGTGGGAAGCAATGAAGATTTTATGAAACCTGTAAAGGATTCAGGGGTAAAAAAATTATTGTATGTGAAGCCTTTTGGTGAGAGTGGTGCAAAAATATCTACATATGAATCAAACCCGAATAATCAGAGATATGGGATGCCTTTAATTTATGATGTTCAGGTGGCAGATGTGGCAAGTGGTAGCAGTTCATTGATAAAAGTCCATCATTCAAGGATGATTCATATATTGGAAGATCATTTGGAAAGTGAAGTTTTAGGGATTCCGAAGTTAGAAGCTGTATTTAACAGGTTGTTTGATCTTGAAAAATTAGTAGGTGGCGATGCTGAGATGTTTTGGAGAGGTGCCAGACCGGGGTATCAGGGTATGATAGATAAAGATTACTCAATGACACAAACTACTAAAGATGATTTAAAAGATCAGATAGATGAATACGAAAATGGTTTAAGAAGGATTTTAATAAATGAAGGGATAGACCTGAAAGCTCTTGCACAACAGATTGCTGATCCTTCAGGGCACGTTGATATTCAGTTGACTATGATTTCTGCTGTAACAGGGATTCCAAAGAGAATATTAAGTGGAAGTGAAAGAGGTGAACTTGCGAGTACACAGGATACAGGAGAATGGAAAACATATGTACAAAGTAGAAGGGAAGACCATGCTGAACCACATATTATTGAACCATTTGTGGGCAGGTTAATTGAATTAGGGATTTTACCAAAACCTGAAAGTGGAAAATATACTGTGGATTGGTTGGATTTATTTTCAATCAGTGAGAAGGAAAGGGTTGCTATTGGTCAGCAAAGGGCAGAGGCGATAAGGTCGTACACGACAAATCCGATGGCAGAAGGACTAGTACCACCAAGTTTGTTCTTGGAGAAATGTCTTGGGTTTTCACAGGCAGAGATTGACTTGGCAAATAAGATGATTGGTGATGGTGTAAGTGATGAGCAGAGAAAATTGATGGAGGAGATTAAGGATATTACAGAACCCCCTGAACCTCCCGCACCTGTTGCAGCTCTTAAACCAGTAGTTAAGAAAAAACCAGTAGTTAAATAAAACAAGATGAGTAAACCAGTAGTAAGGGGTGTAGTAAGTTCCGTTGTAAGGAGTGTTGTGGCGAGTGATTTTTCGTGGAGTAGTTACTGGACGACACTATGGAACTCATTAACTTCCGCAGTAGTAGAAGATGCTGAGCCAACTAAAGTAGTATTGACTTTTAGTAAGGCAGACACAAAAGTAGTCGCCTCTGATTTTACTATTGCGGGGAAAACAATTACATTACTTGAAAGAGATGCCACAAATAAAATTCTGACATTAACAGTATCGCTTCCATTTATTTACGGTGATACACCGGTAGTTACTTTTGTAAAGACAGGAGGAACTGCAAATGTTATTAATAATGTTCTCTATACCATGCTTCTCACTTCAACGGGTACGGGAGCAGGTGTAAGTACTTTAAAGATGACAGTAAGTTCAGATATTACTGTTACTCTTGGTGCAAATGCTAAGTTCTATTCAGATGCAGCGGGGACTTTAAATGAAAGTGCAACATGGACAATTACATCGGGTGCATTGAGAACTATCTACTTGAAATGCACTGCCGGAACTGCACTGATGACATTCAGCGATATTTCAAAAATAACGGAATGGGGAAATAGTATAACTGATGGCTGGACGAGTACGACTAATGCGTCTAAGATAACTTCTATTATTGGTAAAATGCCATTGACTAAACTTAGAATTACAGGCACAAGTGAATTAACAGGAGCATTACCAACAGGCCTCACATATCTGTATCTTTCAGGTACTTCGATATCATGGACATATTCAGGAGCATTACCAACAGGCCTCACATATCTGTATCTTTCAGGGAATTCGATATCATGGACATATTCAGGAGCATTACCAACAGGACTTACAACTCTGCTTCTTTCAGGGAATTCGATATCATGGACATATTCAGGAGCATTACCAACAGGCCTCACATATCTGTATCTTTCAGGTACTTCGATATCATGGACATACTCAGGAGCATTACCAACAGGCCTCACATATCTGTATCTTTCAGGTACTTCGATATCATGGACATACTCAGGAGCATTACCAACAGGACTTATAACTCTGTATCTTTCAGGTACTTCGATAGCATGGACATACTCAGGAGCATTACCAACAGGACTTATAACTCTGTATCTTTCAGGTACTTCGATAGCATGGACAGGATTGGATGTTGGCAATAATGGCAATATCGGAACATTCTCACTTTTAAATTACCGAGATACAAAGATGAGTTCCTCTGATATGGTTACATTATTAACACAAATGACCAATAGAACAGGCACACTTCCAGCAACTGTTACAATAAATGACTATGCTGATTATGCTTCTCCTCCGTCAGAAGTAACAGATGCGGTTACAACATTAAAATCAACAAAATCAATTACAACAGTTAATCTTGGAGCATAATGAAAAAGATACTCAATTTGGGGGTTGCATTGATTGAATCTACTAAGGAAATTATATTGGCGGAGAAATGTACCATATATACAGACGATGATGTCAACGTAATATTATATAAAGATTACAAAGACAAAAATCTAATAAATGATGTGTCAAAAATTGATATAAAAAAGATTCTTGAATCAAATGATAAAATAGTTATATCTGAAGGTAAAGTATCATTGAGTAAGTGTGTTGATTTTGTGTCAATAGATAAAAATAAGTAAATGAAAAAGATATTACTGATATTATTAATTAGTTTCTTATTTGCTAATTTATCATCTCAATATATCATTGACGACTTTAAGTATAAAAAGCCGTTTAAGGAAAGCAGAGTGCCGAATTATGTAAAGGTAATCTCTATTTATACAGGTTCGATAATTCTTAATGCTGTTGGCGACGGGCTGAATGATGATGGTAAAAAGCAGTGGGGTCATGCCTGTAACGCTGCCAGCATCGGATTACTACTCACAAGTCCTTTTATAATTGATTACGATAAAAGTAAGTGGGGGTGGTATCTTGCATCGTATGTATCTCTTAGGATCTCAATATTTGATCCGGCTTACAATGTTACAAGAGGATTGCCGGTAACATATATCGGAGGAACATCGCTTTGGGATAAAACACTTAGCAGGATGGCTCCGCCCGATGGGTTTCTGACCGGCAGAGGAGTGTCGCTAATATTTGGCATAAGCATACCAATAAATGAGCTTACCCCGTCGAGGAAATTATATAGAAGGAGGTAATCTAAATGAGTTGCAGTCAGACGACACGAAATAATATGAAAGAATTAACAACATATCAGCAAGTAAAGAAAGTTGACCCAACCTTAACTATGAGGTTGAGAAATGCTTTTTTCAAAGATGTAAACAAAAGGTTTACTGAACTTGCTTTGATGGTTAAAAGGTCAGTTTACAACAATGATTGTTTTGGGTTGAAGAAAGATAAATTGCAAGCAAACCAAATGCAACCTCTTTCGGAAGAAGAATTAAAGTATAGGAATAGTTCAGAGAAAATAGCATTATTCCTTATTTGGGTACAGACACAAGTTGACAGGGGAATTTTAAGTACAGCAAGGTTTACAGACCCTTGGACAAATAGGTATGTGTACGAGGCTTACAAGATGGGGGTAACAAGGGCAAGACAGGAATTGATAAAAGCAGGGATGAAAATACCAACCATAGAAGAAATGGGAGGAATTGACATGGTGTTGAAAAATATTTATCATGTTGAAAGGTTGGGATTGTTGCAAGGAAAAGTATTTACAGATTTAAAGGGCATCACTGATGCAATGAGTACACAAATAAGCAGGATTCTCACACAAGGGTTTTTAAATGGTGAAGCTCCTGCTTTGATTGCACGAAAACTTGTGGCTGCAATAAATGGTACAGGAATGGGTGAATTAGGAATTACTGATACTTTGGGAAGATTTATTCCTGCAATGAGAAGGGCAGAGATGTTGGCCAGAACTGAAACAATAAGAAGTTTTGCAGAAAGTACTTTACAAGAATATCGTAATTGGGGAATTGAAGGGGTTTCTGCTTTAGTAGAGTTTCAAACTGCTGGGGATGATCGAGTATGTTCGATTTGTGAACATTTGCAAGGTAAAGTATTTACATTGGATGAAGCAAGTGGAATAATCCCGGTTCACCCGAATTGCAGATGTTGCTGGCTTCCATGGATTGCAGATATTCAAAAATATATGTAAAATATGGCACTTACAATGAATGTTACTTATGCTGATTTTCCTGTACTTACTCCTACTGCAAGTAATAAAGCTGTTGGTGGAGTTACGGCAAATGGTGATCTTTATTGTAGAAGTTGTATAGAAAGATTGCACATGAATTGGGGTGACATGAAGTATATAACTCGTAATAGAACAAATAATTACATGTATAATTGTATTGAATGTGGGTGGAGGATTTCAAAGAAAAGAATATCTAAATTTAGTTAAAATATAGGAGGAAAGAAAGATGCCTTGGACTTGGGAAGATGCAAAAAAGCACAAAGCCGGCCTTACGGAAAAACAAGCAAAACAGTGGGCAAGAATTTGCAATTCTGTACTTAAAAGATGTATGGCAAAAGGAGGTTCTGAAAAAGAGTGTGCTGCTTCTGCTATAAAGCAAGCTAATGGTGCAGTAATGAATACTAATGAAAGCAAAGGAAAATACTCTGTTTATAAGAATAAGCAGGTATTAGATTATGAAATAAAACTCACAGTACATCAGGAGAAAGCACATTTGGTTATTCCAGTCGTAATGATGGTAGAGGGGGTGCATAATGGAAGTCAGGGGCCATTATTGCATACAATAACTGAACTTGGTAAATTCCCTGAATCGTGGAATGGGATTCCGGTTGTTATTTATCACCCAGAGGATGAAGATGGAAATGCTATTTCTGCAAATTCTCCTGATGTTATTGATAAGAGAACGGTGGGTAGGGTTTATAATACTTCTGTGGAAGGGAAGAAACTTAAAGCAGAGGTTTGGTTGGATGAGGATAAACTTAACAATGTGTCAACTGAAACTTTGGAAGATATAAATGAAACAAAAGAAGTTGAAGTTTCTCTTGGGATGTTTACAGAAAATGAAATGGAAGAAGGGGAATACGAAGGGGAGAAATATATTGGGGTAGCAAAGAATCACAGACCTGACCATTTGGCAATATTGCATGACCAGATTGGGGCTTGTAGTTGTAAAGATGGTTGTGGGTTAGGGGCAAATGAAAAGAAAGATAATGAAATCAAAGATAAACAGGATGAAGAAATTGAAAGCGGGAAAATCAACGATCTTAATTCTGCTAATGTTGTCAACAGTAGTTTGACAAGAGGTAAATTTAGTAATAATAATAAAATGGAGGAAAGTAAAATGGCAAAAAACGAATGCCCAAAATGCCTTGAAAAAATCAATACGCTTCTTGCAAACAAGGAGTCTGGTTTTGACGAAACAGATAGGGTGTGGTTGGAAACATTGTCAGAAGCAGCCCTTGATAAAGCTATTGCCCCAAAGGTGGTAGAAGTTGAGAAAGTTGTTGAAAAGACAGTGGAGATTAACAAACTTTCTGCGGAAGATCAGGCAGCTCTTGCTTTTGGCAAGAAACAGTTGAAGGAGCAGAGGGAGAAACTGATTAAAGGGATTCAGGCTAATACTGATAAAGTATGGACTGATGAGAAGTTGAGTAAGATGGATGACGATACCCTTGAAGGGATATATAAATCCGTTGTAAAAGAAGATAATGGGAATTATTCACTTAATGCTGCTGCATTTGTTCAGGCTAATGCAAGTGGCAGCGGTGGTGTGATGTATCCCGTTGGTGTTGAAATGGAAACCGTCAAATAAACAGGAGGAAAATAGAAATGGCGTACAACACAGTAATACTGAAAAATTATGGGAATAACTTCGTGGAATATGAAGCTTACGAAGCTCTGTCCCCTGGTATGTTAGTTGAACCTCGTCCGGGGTATTCAACTTTAAGAAAACATGCTACTGAAGGAGGGAATGCAATTCCGATGTTTGCAATTGAAGATAGTCTTCAGGGCAAGGGACTTACAGACGCTTATGCAGCTGGGGATAAAGTTCGGGTTTGGATTCCGCAAAAAGGAGATGAGGTTTATGCTCAACTTGAAGACGAACAGGATATTGCTATTGGTGATTTCCTTGAATCAAATGGAGCAGGGTACTTACAGAAAATAACAGATGTAGAGGTTTCTTCTCAGGCAGTTGATACAGTGTATCCTTTACAGATTGTTGCTCAGGCATTAGAGAAATTGGAACTTTCCAGCCTTTCTGCTGCCGGTTCCAGTGAAGCTCCTACAAAACAGTTTCTTAGAGTAAGAATCACATAACTATAAAAAGGAGGATAAAACAATGCTTGATGTAAAAGTTGATTTTTTGGCAAATGGTGGGGTTGAAGGTCCCGTAGCAAGCCGGTTTAGTTCCGGGAACTTGAATGTTGGACAAATGAAACCTTATCTTGGTGACGATGGTAAAATATATGTAAATACATATATGGGAGGTTCTCCTACTAAACCATCAAGTTACCGTGAAATCTGCATTAATGCAAATCCGCTGAATAATACAAATACCCTTCGGAGGGATGAGTGGAAGCAGTTGGATGAAGCGTTAATGGATGTTGCCCGTGGCAGACTTGGTGGAGTACAGGATTTACTTGATAAAGGTCTGACTTACAATCTTGGTAATGCAATGGGCACAACTGTTCTTGAATGGCATGATGTAAGTGATGCTCTGTCTGTTGAATTAACAATGGATGCAGTAACTCGTGGAGTAAATGATACAGTAGTGTATCAGACCAATTATTTGCCTATTCCAATATTGCATGTTGATTATGAAATCAATGCAAGGCATTTGGAAGCAAGCAGGAAACTTGGAAATCCACTTGACACTACTCTTGCAGAAAGAGCAGCACGTAGAATTTTGGAAAAACAGGAAGAAATGTTGTTTACTGATACTGATTATGCTTATGGGACTAAAGATGATCGTAGCAGGAATAAAATTTACAGTTATATAAATTTTCCTGATATTAATGGTGTGACTCTTGGCACTGCCTGGGATGCTTCTGCTAAAACGGCAGCAGGTATTCTTAATGATGTTCTTAATATGAAGAAATCGAGTATAGGGGCTTATCATTATGGTCCTTGGCAGCTTTATATTCCTACTGATTATGAAGTTGTTCTTGATGATGATTATGATACAACTACTCCTGGGACGACAATTAGAAAACGTCTTTTGGATATTGCAGGTATCGGTGGTATCAAAGTTATTGACAAACTCCCGGATGACACGGTTTTGTTAGTTGAAATGAAGAAGGAAACAGTTCGTTTAGTAAACGGGTTTGGCCTTACTAACATTCAGTGGAGTGTTGAAGGTGGGATGATTACAAAGTACAAAGTAATGGCAATACAAATTCCGCAAATTCGTTCTGATCAGAACGGCAAGTGCGGTATTGTGAAATTGGCTTAATTTTATCTACTAATCAAGTAGTTTTTTATTTATTAAATATTTATAATTATGGAACGTGCAAGGACAGATACAACAGAAGGTAAAATGAGATGGAAAAAAGTAGGTGGGGGATCTTTACGACTTGGTGGAAGAATTATTAAACCGGGTCAGGTTTTTGAAGCATTTCCCAGTGAAATTTCTAAATCTTTTAAGAATTTGGTAATTTCTTTGGATGGGGATGTTGAAGTATGGAAAGATGAAACAGAGAAGGTGGTTCTTCCATCAAATATAGTAAAGCCTGTTTATGTTTTACAGCCTCATGGGAAGAGTTTATACTTGTTTGACATTGTTGATGGGCAGGGGAAAATTCTTAATGAAAAGTCTTTAAAAAAGGAAGTGGCTGAAAAACTTATTATTGATTTGCAAAAATGATTTGGCAAGTGCCTCGTATATGGGATGGGGGGGATGTTTGGATATTAGGAGGGGGGCCGTCAGTAACAGAGCAATTTAATATTCCAAAGAATATTGTTAATAGTGTTTTTGAAGGTTCTTCTTCCCCCAATACGTATTCATCATATATGTCTTTTTTGCATGATAAGCATGTTATTGGCATTAATGCTGCTTATTTAATAGGAAATTGGATTGATATTGTTTTTTTTGGAGATGTTGGTTTTTTTTTAAAGCACAGGGATGCTTTGGCACAATTTCCCGGAATAAAAGTTTCATGTCACCCAACAGCAAATAAATATGATTGGATTAAATATCTTCCAAGAGATACTAAACATCCAAGGGGAATTAGTAGTAATCCAAAAATGGTGAGTTGGAATAGTAATAGTGGGGCCGCAGCAATTAGTGTTGCTGCTAATATAGGTGCAAAGAGAATTATATTACTTGGGTTTGATATGAAATTGAGTGATTCAAAACATCAGCATTGGCATAATGTATATAACAGGAATTACACTAATCCAAATCCAAAGAAAGCACATCATTTACCATTTGACAGGCATTTAAGAGGGTTTTCTGAAATTGCTAAAGATGCAAAACACAGAGGTATTGAAATTTTGAATTGCAGTCCTGATAGTATGATTAAAGAATTTCCTAAGTATAATTTGAAAGAATTGATTTTAGATAATAGTTAAAAAAATGAATGTAATTAAACTTTGTGGAGGGTTAGGGAATCAGTTATTTCAATATGCTTTTGGCAGAGCGCAAATGAAATATGGCATTGATGTGCGGTTTAATAATTCATGGTACAGGAAAGTCACATCTCGTTGTTATGTTTTGGATAAGTTTGCAATAGATTTAAAATTGGAAGAACACAGGTTAGCAAAAACCATACATGAAAGAGGGTTTGATTCAGAATTATTAAAGAAGGATGGTTTTAATTTTAGTGGGTATTGGCAATACCCGGCATATTCTAAATCAATTTTACCTGCGCTTAGGAAGGAGTGTGAGGTTAGAAAAGAGTTTTATATAGGAGAATTTTTAAATGTCAGAGAAGAAATTATATTAAATCCTAATGCGATAGCGGTACATGTGCGCAGAGGAGATTATTTAACTCTTGAAGGATTTCCTGTTTTGTCTTTAAAGTACTATCTTGATGCAATGGAGTTGGTAAAAGGTGATTATTATATATTTAGTGATGATATGGGATGGTGTAGAGAGAATTTTAAAGGGGTTTCATTTATTCATTTTCAGGAATACTTGGATTTTGAATTGATGAGATTGTGTCAGCATCAGATTTGCTCACGTAGTTCTTTTTCATGGTGGGCGGCACATCTTAATTCTAATTCTGATAAAATTGTAATAGTTCCAAAACAACAATTAGAGTGTAAGATAAGGCAAAGAATTGTTAATAAAGAATTTGAAGTTTATGATCCTAAAGAATGGATAAAATGTTAATTAAATTATCTCAAATAATATCTGATTATAAATTAAACATTCGTGGAGTGATTCATATTGGGGCTCACTATGGACAAGAATATAATATGTATGCAGAGCAAGGTGTGAAGAATATGTTATTTTTTGAACCTGTTAAAGCAAACTATAAAAAGTTGTGTTTTCGTGTTTTAAGAAGAAATGATATCAAATTATATAATTTGGCATTGGGGAATGAAACAGGAGAACGGAGAATGTATATTGAAAAGGTAAAAGGACAAAGTTGTTCTTTTCTTGAACCAGGAACTCATTTAGAACTGCATCCTCATATTAAGTTTACAGGATTTGAAAATGTGACAATTACTAAACTTGACAATGTTGTTTTTGATAGGGAGTTGTTTAATATGATAAATATTGATGTTCAGGGGTTTGAATTAGAAGTGTTTAAAGGCAGTGCAGAAACGTTAAAATCAATTGATGTAATATACACGGAAGTTAATTTTGAAGATGTTTATAAAGGTTGTTGTCTGGTAAGTGAGTTAGATGAGTTTTTAAATGTTTATGGGTTTAAGAGGGTTCTTACTAAAGATAGTAAGTCTGCAAAAGATAGAAATACGTGGGGTGATGCTTTATATATTAAAAGAAAACCTGTTGATTTTGAAGTATCTGTAAAAAAGTCGTATTGTTTTAATCAGAAAGTTTTTGATGACAACAAAATTAAATGGGATCTTTTGAAAGCATTGTACCAAAAGAATTTTGTTGATATTGGGGGTAAAAGGGATTATGATGTTTTACCAAAGAAAATACACCAGATATGGCTTGGCAGTGATCCTTTAGAGTGTCATGTAAAATTAGTAAATTCATGGAAGAAATTTAATCCTGATTGGGAGTATAGATTGTGGATGGATAAAGATGTTGATGATTTGTTGCCTGACAGGAATTTATATGATTCAATGAATAATTATGGAAGTAAATCAGATTTATTGCGTTATTATATACTTGATAAATTTGGTGGATTATATATAGACACTGATTTTGAGTGTTTTAAATCGTTTAATGCTTTTACGCATCTTAATTTTTTAATGGGTGTGGGGTATCCTTCTAAAGTAGAATTTTATAATGCTTTAATTGGTTGCACGCCTAATCATCCTGTAATTAAAAATATGATTAATTCAATTGTCAATAAAAAAGTAACAGGTTCACAGGATATATTCAGAACCACAGGTAATTATTTATTTACCGATAAGTTTTTTGAGGTAGTGATTGAACCGGTGGATGGGGTTTTAATTATGCCTACTGAATATTTTTATGCTTATCCCAACAAACCTGGATTTGAAAAAGACAATAGCAGAAAATATATAACTGAATATTCTTATGCAATTCATTATTGGGAGTTATTATGGATAAAGGCACATCAGGAAATTATAAAAAGTGGAAAACAAGTTAGAAAATATTGATTGGGTTCAAGGGGATAAGTTTAGGGGTATGGTACATTTCACATATTCTCCAAGACCTGTGCCACGTCCAAGAGATGATTATGATGATCTTCCTAATACGCTTGATTTATCAAAGATGAAAGATGGGGATCTTATTTATACTCACATGAGATATGTTAAATCATTATTTGATATTATGCAATATTTTAGCAAAAAATACATATTGATTACTCATAGTTGTGATTGTAGTATTGAAGATTATGGAATAAGGCAACCTGATGGGAAAGGGGCAGTAAAGGAAATTTTTGAATTTGAAATACCGGCAAATATAATATGTTGGCATAGTAAAAATGTAAATACTATAAATTCACGGATTGAATCAATTCCAATAGGTGTTGAAAATGACAGGTGGTTTAAAAAGGTTCCTAAGTTGGAAATAATGAAGCACCAGTGCAAGCAACACAGAGGGGTTAGAAATTTAGTTTATATGAATCATAATATAAAAACTAATGCAAAAGAACGACAGCCATTGTATGCTATGTTTGGAAAGGAAAAATGGGTGACTTCTCATGAGGGCAGGAATGGGGATCAGTTTGAAAGATATATTCATCAAATGTATAATCACAAATTTGTATTTTGTCCTGAAGGCAATGGGATAGACACGATAAGAACATGGGAATGTTTGTATATGGGGACTATACCAATTGAAAAACGAAATTTGAATAATCGGTTTTACACGGATTTACCCATTTGTTTTGTAGATGATTGGTCAGAAGTAAATCCTGATTTTCTTGAAGCAGAATGGAAAAGAATTCGTTTAATTAAATGGAACATGGAAAAATTGAATTTTTCATATTGGAAAAATAAGATATTAAGCACATGAAGGATCTTTGTATTATATTAATGTTTGACAGGAAGTTTGTAAAAAAGGCATCACTGACTATTTCTCAAATTAGAAATGTTGGGACTTATAAAGGAGATATAGTTTGTATTTTGGCTAATGATTTACACAACTACCATAATCTTTTACGCAAAGATGATAATGTGATATGCAAAAACTTTTTTCAATATGATACCTCCCCAATACTGAATCATCCTAAAAGAATGGAAAAGTTTGCTTATCCTTATTTTCCGATGAAAAGAAAAATGATTCATTATCATGGGTTTTATATGTTTCATTCATGGTTCAAAGAAAATTATAAGAAATGCTTTTATATTGATGTGGGTGCCCAGATATTTAAGCCTTTGGATAAATTGATTAATTTGGATTGCACTAATAAACTTTTAACACATTCCAATGCTTACCCTGAATATAAACCGGAAGATAAATTATACACACAATTTGATAAAGTTGTTTATCCTGAATTATATGCTGAATTAAACACTTTGTATAATTTGGACATTGACCATTTTCAGGCAACGGTTATGTTGTATGATACAATTATAATTGAAGATAGCACATTTGATATATTGTGGAGATTGGCTTACAGGTACGTGAATAGTATAGCAAATGAACAGGCGATTATGAATTTGTATTATGGTTGTATGAAGCATAAATGGGAACAGCTTCCTATTAAAGATGATAAAACATATTATTATGATTTTAATGAAAGAGGAAATTTAAAAAAAGAAGATTATATAATAGTTAAATACCCACAAACATGAATAGAACAGCTATCATAAATATACTTTTTAATAAATATAATTTTCAATCTTATTTGGAAATTGGTTTGGAATATCCTGAAAATAACTTTAACAGGATAAATGCGAAAATTAAAGAATCGGTTGATCCATTTCCAAAAGGAGATTGTACTCATGTTATGACAAGCGATGCTTTTTTTAAAAAATACCCGGATAAAAAGTATGATGTTATTTTTATTGATGGGATGCAGACTAAAGAACAGGCATATAAGGATGCCATAAATGCAATGACACATCTTAATGATGGGGGTTTTATTATTATACATTCTTGTGATCCAAGACATGAGCATCTTACAGTATCTTATAAAGAATTTTTAAGAGTTGGTGGTTGCTGGTTAGGAACAATGTATAAAGCTTTTATTCAGTTAAAGAATGAGTTGTCTGATTGGAGTTGTTTTGTCGTAGGGGGTGGTTGGGGGTGTGGCATATTGACACCAAGGAAAATTTTACCTAATGCACAAGTAAATTTTAAACGTGATATTTCTTGGAATCAATATATCAGGAATAGAAAAATATTATTGCAATGGATCTCATTTGATGAGTATGTTAAAATTATTACAGGTGAATCACCATCGGTTGTGATAAATGACAGGTATATGGATTTGGTGGATAATGATTGTAAAGTTTCGTATTCATTGTTTAAGCAAAATAAGATATTGCATCCTTGGGCATCACATCAGCCTGTTTTAATTCATACATTAAATACAATTAAAGAAGGTGCTGTATTAGAATATGGGATGGGGGATAATAGCAGTCAGATTATGCACATTATTTGTGGGATGCAGGGCAGGGAACTTTTATCGGTAGAGACAGATAAAAAATGGATGGATAAATTTAAAAAATATAAAACTGATTTACATGAATTAATTTGTATGTCGTATGATGAATTAGGGAAATGGGATCATAAATTATTTAAGAAAAAATATGCTATTGCATTTATTGATGGATCGAGCAATATATCCAGACAAAAATTTATTGAAGTAATTAAGGACAATGTTGATTATTTTATAGTGCATGATACAGAAGAAGTGGCTAATAATTTTACATACCCCGGATTTTCTTATAAATGGGATTTTTCAGGATTTAAGCATCAGCATCATTTGCAAAAAGGAGGGCCAGTTACTTCATTACTTTCTAATTTGGATGATATAAATAAAGATTTGTTAACAATATTTTAGATGGAAGCAAACAACACATATAGTTTTAATTTTTGGAAAAAGTATGATTGGCAAAAAGTCACATTGGCACCTTCTTCATTTTCTGAATTTTGTTTGCCTTATATGAAACTAAAAAGTAGTGTGTTGGATATTTGTTGTGGGAATGGCAGGGATTCAAAATATTTTAAAAGTAACAAGATGAAAGTTTCTTCTTTTGACCATGAAACTTTAAATTTATTTGACAAAATTTCAAAATTTAATTATGATCAATTTTTTGATAATGTATATTGCAGGTTTGTTTTGCATAGTGTACCTGAACATATTGAAGATTACATATTGATTAATTCCAATCATGTATTAAATACAGGGGGTTTGTTATTTATTGAAGTTAGAAGTGATAAAGGTGTGTTATCTTCTAAAATTGACAAGCATTATCGTAGAAGAATAGATAAAGAAAAATTATTAGAAAAATTATTTTATCTGAATTTTGAGATATTATTTGAAACAGAAAGTGATGGGTTGTCCATATATAATAGGGAAAATCCGGTATTAATAAGAGTTGTGGCAAAGAAGAAAGGGGAAATAAACACAAGAGGCTCACAAAGAGATGAAAAACGTACTTATGGCAAACTTCATTTGATGCAATCTATATATTTACTTTTTACTGTTAAACAAATATTTGAAGACTACAATATTCCATTTTTTATTGTGTTTGGTACACTTTTAGGGGCCCACAGGAATGGTTCTTTTATTCTGCATGATACTGATATTGATTTAGCTTTGTTGGAAAAATATAATGATAAGATCACACAACTTATAGATGATGGATATTTTGCTATTCATGGATTGTTATTTATTCGTGAATGGTATGGTAAACATCATTTAAAAGCTTTACAATATAAAATGGATTACATAGATTTTTGGTTTTTTGAAAAAGATAAAGGATTGTATCGTTCCGGGAAAACATATACTATTGAAGCATTTCAAATTGATAACGGACTTTCAAATATAAAATTATATGGTCAGGATTTCAAAACGGTGCATGATGTAGAGGCTTATTTTGACAGGCATTATCTTCTTAGTGATTGGCGAATTCCTGTTGAAGATTATCATTCAAAAATTTAATATGGAGAATTTACAACACACAGTAGTTTTAGTTTTGCGCTCAGGAGGGGATTTTGCATTTCGGGATGTGGAACTTATTTCAAGACACATCAACGGAAAATGGAGATTTGCAAACACCCCAAGAATTATTTGTCTTTGGGATAAAGCAAGTGAATCGTATGATTTGGGGAACATTCAAATTATTCCACTTACTAATACTTACAAAGGCACATGGTCACGTATGCAACTTTATAGTCCTGAAATGGAACAATATCGTCCATTACTTTATATTGATCTCGATACTGCTGTAATTAATTCTTTAGAAAAGATATTTAATTTAGTAAAAGAACCTGATAAGTTTATTGTACTTGAAGACTTTTGGCAAAAAGGGCAATTAGCAACAGGGTTGGTTTGGTTTCCTGCAAATTCAGAAAAAATAAAAATAATATGGGAAAAGTGGAACAAAGGAAATCAGGTTCAGGGTTTCCGGATGGATGTTTTTTTACGAAAATGTGTGCAACCTGATTTATTCTGGCAGCAATTGACAACTACAATATATGATTTTAAACCTAAAACAAAACTTGTATTGAGCCTTTTACCGGAAGATGCTGATTTGGTTTGTTTTCATGGAAAGCCAAGAATATTTCAGGCAGCCGAGGCTTCTATCAGTTTACAATGGGTAAAAAGTTATGTAAATCAAAGTTGTTTTAGCAAATCAGAAGTTAAGACTGCTAAAAAGAAAGTCACAATTATCATCCCTTATAATATAGATAGGGGGTATTTAAAAAATGCTGTTGCAAGCGTTCCTGATAGTGTGCAATTGATTTTAAGTCAGGGGGAGGGGAATTGGCCACAAAACTTTAATAAGGTTTTAAATCAGGCAGAAGGAGATTATATTAAATATCTTCATGAGGATGATATGCTCACACCAAATTGCATTGAAGATTCTGTAAAAGCGTTGGAAGAGCAGGGAGTTGATTTTATTCATGGAAATGCAATTCAGCACAGTCAAAAAACAGGAGGTGAAATTGTGTGGAAACCAACAATTAAATTTCCCACATTACAACAATTATTAGTGAAAAATACTATTCACAGTGCCACTACAATGTATCGCAGGGAAGTATTTCAAAAAGTTGGTTTGTTTAATGAAACGGAGCAGGTGAGATCATTTGAAGAATATGAATTTAATATCAGATGTTTGCAAATGGGGATGAAGATAGGGTACTGTAATTCTACATTGGCTTTTTACAGAAGACATCCGAATCAGTTGATTAAGAAAACAAATAGAAAGGTCCGGACAATAAATAGAAAAAAAGTAATAGATAAATATAAATTGACATGATACAGAGTAAATCAGATAATCCAATTTTTATTACAGGCATTGAGAGATCAGGAAGTTCTATTATTGCAAGGATTGTGAATCATTGTGGGGCATTTTCCGGGAGGACTTCTGAAATGTATGAAAATTTAGAAATTGGAAAATTACTGGATTCTTATTATAATTTGCTTGGGTTTGATAAAAAAGGACAAAACCCATTACCAGATACGATGAAATTGATTATTCCGACTAATTGGAGACAAAAAGTTATGTATATTTTGTCAGATGAGAAATGTGAAAAAGAAAGAATATGGATGTTTAAAGATTCGAGACTTTGTCAAACATGGCCTATGTGGCATTATGCTTTCCCAAATGCAAAATGGGTAATTGTAAGAAGAAGAACAGGGGATATTATTGACTCATGTATGAAAACAGGATGGATGGTTGCATATTCAACACAAGATGATTGGTTGCAATGGATTCATTTGCATGAAAAGTTGTTTGTGGAAATGATGAATGCTGGTGTAAATTGCAGGCAGGTGTGGCCTGAAAGAATGGTAACAGGGGATTATAAACAAATGGAAAAAACGATAGAATGGTTAGGATTAGATTGGAGTGATGATATCATAGATATTATAACTCCGTTAATGTGGAACTCAAAGCAAAATAAAAGAAAGGGGTAAACTATGGCAGTAACGGCAAGTGATGTAAGATTAATAATGAATGTGAGTATAACAACTTTAACAGATGTTATGATAGCACCTTTTCTTGCAGCAGCGGGGACAATGATAGATGAAGTTTTTGCTGATGTTTCTGTTGACGATACTCTGTTAGAGGAAATTGAAAAGTGGTTCACGGCTCACATGATTGCTTCTACTATATACAGAACAGCGGTTGAAGAAAAACTTGGAGATGCTTCTGTAAAGTATAATTCTACCAAAGGAGAAGGATTAGCTTCTACTCCTTATGGGCAAATGGTTATGATATTAGATATTAATGGATTGATGGGTAAATTAGGCAAACAATCAGCTACAATACATGCAGTAGAAGAATTTGACGACTAATGGAAACATTCATAGCAAGTAAATGTAATCAAAAATGTGTTTACTGGCCCTCCCCGGCAAACGATGGAGAAGGAGGGTTCACTTTTGATGATTCCATTGAGTTGGATTGCAGGTGGGAGGAAATGACCCAGTTGACGACTGATTCAAAAGGAAATGCAATTACTTCAAGAGCAGTTGTATTTCTTACACAAGATGTGGATGAAGAAGGAATGTTGTATTTAGGGACTTTAGAAAGTTTATATGATAATTATGCAACAGAAAGTAGTGGGGGTGGGGTAAATGATCCAAAAACAATTCCCGGAACGTACTTTATAAAAAGGTTTCAGAAAACACCTAATTTACAGGGAACAGAGTTTTTAAGAAAAGCATATTTAACACCGAGTTTATCATTTGGAGGATTTTAAAAATGGGAAAACATCCGGGAACAAGTCGTGGTACAGATTATATGAGGGGGTTTACCTGGGGGGTGAAAGGTGAAGAAATTGTAATGACTAATCTTAATAAGCAGTTAGAAGGGATTAAAACAAGAAGTATGGCGGGGTTGATTAAAGCAGCAGCTTTTATTTATAAAAAAACTGAAAGTGAGGCTCCATTAACTCCTGTAGATACAGGGAATATGAGAGCAAGTTGGTTCGTGGTGACACCAACACGAGTTGCAAAAGGAGGGGGTTCACCGGGGTTTACAGCAGATGATGCAGCAGAAATGGCTTCTAATCATTCAAAGACAGTGGCAGAGGCACAAGCAATAGTATCAAGTCAAAGCACAGCTACAAAGAAGTTTTTAATGATGGGGTATTCTGCTCCTTATTCAGGATTCGTACATGAAATGATAGGTGCAAATTTTAATCCTGAAAAAAGAAGAGGAAAAGCAAGAAGAAGAGAAGGTGCAGGTGCAAAATGGTTGCAGTCTGCAATTTATAAAAATATAGCAAAGATAGTTCAGATTGTAAAAGATGATGCACAAATAAAAGGATAAGGTATGAACGCTTCAAGTAAAGATGTGGTACAGATATTAGAAGAAGCAGGGGAATCCTCAGGATTTGATGATTTGGTATATGCTACTAATTTATTTACTAATAAAGAACCTGCTTTGCCAATAAATTGTGTAACGATATTTGATACCCCTGGATTTGCCGCAGATTTAGGATTGGCAAATCAGGGATATGAAAGACCTTCTATCCAGGTAAGAGTCAGGAATACAAAATATACTACCGGATGGAATCTTATAGAAAGGATAAAGAACTTATTACATGGTTTGTCACAACAAACTGTTAATGGGACTTTATATAGTGTTATCTACTGCTCAAGTGGCCCCGCTTTGCTTGATTGGGATGATAACGGGAATTGCAGATTAGTATGTAATTTTTTAATTCAACGAAGAATTTTGTAAAAAAGGAGGTAAAAAATGGCAAGCAATGCCGTAGCAGGTGTAGGGACAAAATTTCGGAGATGGAACGGCTCAGATTGGGTTGACATTGCCGAAATTAATTCGATAACAGGGCCAGGGATGTCAAGGGACACTATTGATGTGACTTCTCTTGATAGTACAGGTGGTTATCGTGAATTCATAACAGGGTTTCGCAATGCCGGGACTATTACTCTTGCAATGAACTTCACTCGTGATACTTATGACGATATGAAGGCAGATTTTGAGAGTGATAATTTGCAGAATTACGAAATTTATTTACCGGATGATGAAAACACTTCATTAGAGTTTGAAGGTTTGGTAACTGAATTACCCTTAACTATTCCGGCTGATGACAAGATCACAGCGGATGTTACGATCCAGATCAGTGGACAGGTAGTTGTTAATTCAGGATCAGGATCAGCAGTATAAAATTATTTGAAATTCTAATCAAGAATTTTTATTACTAACAAATTAAAAATACATAATCAAATGGAAAAAAAGGAAGAAAAATCATTAAGTAGAAATTTATTATTGCAAAAAGAAGAACTTGAAAAAGTTAAAGTTGACCTTGGAAAAGGTGAATTTGTCTTTGTAAGACAGATGACAGGACGTGAGAGGGACAATTTTGAACAGTCCCTTATTAAAGAAAAGAAAAATGCAAAAGGGGAGGTTGTGAGTTACGATAGGGCACTTGGGGATTTTCGTGCCAAACTTGCTGTTGTCACAGTATGTGATGAGGAAGGAAAAGCATTATTTTTACCTGATGACTATTCATTGTTAAGTCAAAATATGAGTGCAAAACGATTAGAAATAATTGTTAATGCAGCTCAAAAACTCAATGCTATTTCGGAAGAGGATAAGGAAGCTCTTGTAAAAAACTCAAGTGCAGAACCGGAAGACAATTCCAGTTCCGACTCTGCAAAGAATTAGGAATAGTTCATCCGGATTACTTATTAGATCAACTTACTTCAAAGCAGATTAGTGAATGGGAAGCATACGACAGAATTGATCCAATAGGTTCTTGGAGAGAAGATTTTAGAGGGGCGAAACTTGAAAGTTTAATTACCAATATAGTTCAACAACTGTATGCAAAGAAAGGAAGTACACCAAAAGTAACTACACCATTAGATTTTATGGTTGATTGGGGTGGAGAAAGATGTGAATTGGAACCTAAAAAGCAAAGTGTTGAAGAAATGAAAAACATATTACTTGGAATTGCAAAGAGTCAGAATAAGAAAGTAGCAGTGAGGAATAGTCCTCCAACGAAGAAAATAAATAAGAAACAATGACTATAGGGCAACTTACTGTGATGTTAGGGGTAGATTCTCAAGGAGCTATCAATAGTATGACTCATTTTGAAAGAACGATGATTACTTTGATAAATAAGATAGATTCTACTTTAGAAAGAATGGAAGCATCTATGGCAGGAGTGACGGGGGCTGCTCTTGATATGCGAAATAAAACAGTAGCAGGGTTTACTGCAACAGCAAATGCAGCTAAAGTAGCAACAGTAGCAACTACGCAATACACAAGTGCTGTGGTTGCTGCTAATGTTGCTACTAAAGCATCTGTTGTAACAAAGGGAACATCTGCTATTTCTCAATCTGCTATAAACAATAGTTTGGCTGGTGCTGCTGGTGTGCGTGGTGTGGCAACTGCTTATAATGTTTCTCCAATGATAGCAAAAGATGCAATCAATCAAACAATAGTTGTTGCAAGAGAAACTGCAAAACAAACAGCACTTTTTAATAAAATGCACAATCAGGCTATTGCAATGGATAATAAAAGAACACAAATTTGCAATGCAAACAGAATAAAAGAAGCTTATGCAGAAGCAGATGCTGCCACAAAGCGAATTATGACATTTAATAAAATGCACAGTCAGGCTATTACAGAAGACATAAAAAGAACAAAAATAGCAGAAGTCAATACTGCAAAAATAACTGCTGTAAACAATGCTGCGGTTGGTAATTTTGTAACTCGTTTGAGTACAATTTCACAAAAATTAAGAACTTTTGGTTATTTATCTTCTGCAATGGTGACTTTACCAATGGTAATGATAGCAAAAAGTACAATTAAGATGGGTATGGATTTTGAGTTTACTCTTAAAAAAATGATTGGGTTAGCCGGAGTTGCAAAAGATAGTTTGGCAAAAATAGGGGAAGAAGCAAACAAAATATCAAAGGAGACAGGAGTTGGGGCACAAAAAATAGCAGAGGCATATTATTACGTTGCTTCTTCTGGTATAAAGGGAGCAAATGTTTTGAAAGTAACAGAAATGGCGGCTAAAGGTGCTGCAAGTGGTATGGGAGAAATTAGTGATCTTGCAAAATTGCTCACTTCTGCCATGAACGCTTATGCAGATTCAGGATTAACCGTAACAAAAATGATGGATGTTCTTACTGCAACGATCAGAGTAGGAAAAGCAGAACCGGCAGAAATGGTAACTGCACTTGGCACAATACTTCCAATAGCAGAAAAATTAGGATTGACAGTAGAAGATATGAGTGGTGCTTTAGCCACCATGACATTGATTACAAACTCAACAGCAACTTCTGCAACTTATTTCCGAAATGTATTAATGAAATTACTTAATCCTACCCCAGAAGTAGTAGATGCTATGGATAGTATGGGTATTTCAATGGAGCAAATACATAAATTACTCAAATCCCCGGATGGTTTTATTAAAACAATGGAATTGTTAGGAATTACTACGGAGAAATATGGGGTGACTATGGATTCTATTTTTCCTGAAATGCGATCTTTGCTTGGAGCATTAAACTACATAGGAGCAGGATTACAGAGATTAAAAGATAACACAAATGAAGTAAAAAAAGCAACAGGAGATTTCCAAAAGCATCTTGTAGAAATGTCAACAACAATGGAAATGCGATGGAACAAGGCAATAGAAGATGGGAAAAATTCTTTAAGAGATTTTGGGACAGTTGTTGCCATGGCAGTAATTCCTATTTTAGAAAAACTAATTGGTTGGTTGACAAGTCTTATAAAATGGTTTGATTCATTAAATGAATCAGGTAAAAAATTAACATTAGGAATTTTAGCCATTATTGCAGCACTTGGTCCTTTATCACTTGCACTTAGTTTAATCGGATATATTGCAGGGCCACTTATTTTAGTGTATGATAAATTAGCAAAAAGTATTATGTCTTCTGCTCTTGTTGTAGAAGGAGCATCAAAAAGTTTTATGAGACTTGGTTTTGCTTTACGAGCCTTACCTTGGGTTGCTGTGGGAGTAGGGTTAGTAAAATTAATAGGATGGTTTTCAGATCAACATAATGCAGCAGTTAAAGCCGCTGAAGGGAATACAGCATATAACAAAACTCTCGCAACAGTTGAAGGAACTTTAAAAAGATTAACTGATATGACTGTTGCAGACTTTGCAGGAAAAGGATTAGAGGGTTCTGCAAAATGGAAACAATGGGCTGATGATAGTTTAATAAATGCAAAACAAAGACTTGCATATCACCTTCAAGAAGCAGGGATAAGCCAAAAAGAATATGATAATGCTGTAAAAGTTAAAGAAATAATGGGGACTACTGGTGGGAATAAACAAACAGCAGGGGAAAGAAGAAAAGCTTTACGTGTATTAGATTTTCCGATGCGTTGGAAGAATCAATTAAATATAGATGTTGCAGAAGTTGATAAATTCACAAAATTAGCAAAAGTAATAGGGGATGCTTGGACAGAAAATGTTATTAAAAGTTTTGAAAGTACTGGTCCTGCTGTACAGACTGTAAAAAAGGAATTTCTTATTTTGGAACAATTACAAGCAGCCATGGAAAAAGGACAACAAGCTGCAACCAGTTTCAATGCTTTCAAAGCTTCACGTAATGCTGCAAATGCTAAAGTAGGTGTAGGAAAAGGATTTGGCATGGGGTTGCCTTTTGAAACTCCAGGGACAGGTGGTTGGCAGAAAGATGTAGGTGAACCTCCTCTTGAAGAAAAATTAATGTCGGAAAGAGCATATCTTGATGCTAAATATAAAATGGATATTGCAGCAGCCAAAAAGATAGGTAAAGATACAGCATTAATTATTTACAGGTATAATAAAGAAGTTAATAGATTAAATTTAAATGATATTCAATCTTATTTAAATTCTGCATCAGAAGCTATAAATAGTATTAGTGCTTTGATTGAAGCAAGCAAACAAAAGGAATTATCTGCAGCTGGAAATAATGCAAAAAGAAGAGAGAAGATTGAAAGAGAATATATGCAGAAGCAAAAGGCTTGGGCGATTGCTCAGGCTCTTATTAATGGGGCTTTGGCTGTTACTAATTTAATTGCTAATGTCCCGATGTCTGTATTAAATCCTGCTACATGGGTAGGAATAGGAGTTGCTGCTGCATCTACTGCTGCCCAGATAGCAATTATTGCAGGGCAAAAGATGAAAGAAGGAGGGATTGTTCCATCAGGTTATCCAAATGACACTTATCCAGCATTGCTTACATCAGGGGAAACTGTAACTCCTCCAAATAAATTAAGTAATATTGGAAGACAAAATAGTATATCAGATCAATTAAAAGATGTAGTTTTTCATATTGAAGGAACTGAACTCGTGGGGGTTTTTAAAAATCATAGTAGAAAAGTAAGTTCATATAGCTAAAAATGGCATATTCAATTCATTATCAAATATCATATTATCGCAAAAGTGGTGGCCAAACTACTATAAATATTCTTGAAAAAGATTATATAGAAGATTCGTCAGGAGGGATTACTCATTTACTTGCTGCTGAAGATCCATTGGAAATATCTTTTGAAGGGGATGTAAACAATATTTATAAACCTACTATTGGTTCAGGGGCAACAATAAAGATAATGGCTACTCCTTTATCTCTTGAAGATTTGTTTACCACAGATCCACAAAAATTCATGGTAAAAATATATAATGGAAATGATGAGGATAGTAGTGAAGCAAATAATTTAGTTTGGCAAGGATTTGTTAATACCGGGATTTATACGCAAAGTTATAGTACTCCAATATCATTAAGATCACCAATTACAATTTATTGTAATGATGGGATGATTTTATTGGAAGATTTACCATATACACAAACAGTAGGAGGATCTGATTATATAGGATATTCTACTGTTGGAGCCGTGATGAAAAACATATTTGATAAACTTGAATTAGAATTTCTTACTATAAGAACTGCTACAGATTTGGAATATGATGGACATACTAATTTATTTACATGTTTATCTGTGAATAATGAAAATTATTATGATGAAGAAGGCTTAGCAATGTCTTGTAGAGAAGTTTTAGAATCTATATTTAGAGGTTTAGGTTTAATAGTATCATTAAAAGGATTAATTATTTATGTAATTGATCCTATTCATTTACATTTAAGTGAGTTAGATGCTAAAGAATATGACACACATCCTATATTTGGTTCTAATGAATCTATAACAGGATTTGGAGGATATTTAGATATTACAGATGGTTTTATTTCTTGGTATCAAACAGGGCAGGTTCGTGATATAATTTTATCTTTTAATTATATTGATATTACTTATGATCCATATAATTTTACAGAAAGAGGGTATGATTTTAATGAAGAAGGAAATGCTGGTAATACAGGAACTTATGGAGAATATACAAATAATGGAGTAACTTACAGAGTACATATAGATATTACAATGTTAGATTGGACAATATCCGGCACTCCTTATTTTGAAGGATTTGAAGAAATGGATCCTGATGTAATAGCAGTTGATTATGTTATTCGACAACAAACAGGAGGAACAGGAACATTCGCATATATTTTTCCTTTTTCTAATATTCAACAAGATGATAATTTAATGTTAGAATTATCTATGGATATATTTGTAAATACAAGACATGAAAGTAACATATTTGATCCTGCGGAACTAAGTACTTTAATTCAAGAGGTTGATTTTGCTAATATTCAAATAAAAATAGGAGGTTATTGGTATAATTGGATTTATCAAAAGTGGCAAGATACCATTGCTTATTGTAAATTAATTGTTCGTCAGTATGATTTAGAAAGAATTGAAGGATACTACACATATAATAGATGGTGGACAGCAAAACCAAAATATTATGCTCCAATAGATGCCAGTATTATAAATGATACTTGGGCTTCTGCAATATTAAGAATTCCAATTGCATCTTCTGTTGTTGATGGAGGTGGTTTATTAAATGGTTCTATTTCTGTAATTATTCCAAAAGAAATGTCTTTTACTGATGTTTATCCAGAAGGAGAAGATAATAATATATTAAATATTTTAATAAAAAATGTAAATGTACAAATCGTTGATTTAAAGAAAAATCCTATAACAAATGATGGTGTATTATCAAATGCTGTTATTTCTTCAGCAACAAGTATGAAAAAATCGAAATTAGACATACAGTTAAAAAATGGAATTGGATCTTTTAATTTTCGATCAAATGGTGTAGCTAAAGGTGCTTTTGTAAGTAATGAAGCCCCTATTGCCGGAGCAGTTGTTACAGGATTATCAAGAGCAGATTCTGTGGAATATACTACTAATAAATTATTATTACAATCTTTAATGGGACAATATGCTGAACAACGTTTTAAATTAACCGGACAATTAAATGTAAAAGATTACATAGCAGATATTAATTTTTATTTGATAAAAGATAGTGGACACATGGGAACAAAAGCATTTTATATTGTTTCGGGAACATATCAGGATAGAGAGGAAAGTATGAAAGTAGAAATGATAGAATTAACAGATACAAGAGGAGTTATTGTATGAATATAGTTATTACAGAAAGATCAATACTACCTGTTCGTAGAGACAAACAAACAGGGAGTTCTTTTACTTTAGGAGGAGGTGGGGGAGGTTCTGCGGCTATCAGTGGAGGTAGTGTGGGAATAACAGCTCATTCGGCTTTAACTCAACTTGATTATGCTTCTGCCGGACATATAGGATTTGCACCAATAGATTCCCCTGTATTTATAACACAAATTACTTCGCCGTTAATTTATGGTAGTTCTGCATTAAATGGAGATATTACTATTGAAGGAACTTCAAGTGCTACCAAAACAACTAGTTATGTTTTATTACAACCTACCAGTGGATATGTGGGGATTAATACAAGTTCACCAGAAAGTGCACTAAATCTTTTTAACGGTGTGTTACAAATTGGTATGCAAGCTGATGCTTATTATACTAAGCTTGCAGTAAATAGTTTAGTATTTAATCGTGCAGGATCTGTTTCTTATATTGACCAGGCGGGAATCGGAGGAAGCATAAGATTTCGCCTAAGTGTAACAAATCCATATGATGTATCAGCAATGACAATAGGACCTACTGGAGGTTTACATATAGGAGGTACAAGTGATGCAGGTGATAATAATCTTTTGGTTGATGGAACCTTCTTAGTTTCTGGTGTTGCTACTTTTAATGATGATTTAAAAGGAAATGAAACTTTTGTATCAGGTTTTACAGGATCAGGATGGAAATTAGATAAAACAACGGATTATTCACTTACTGTTGATAATTTAACAGTAAGAAAAATGATGCGTGTGTATGAACTTGAAATAAATAAAATTTCAAGTATCAATGGTGGTATAATGGTTTCTGTAGCTAACGGTAAAGTATATTCAATTACAGAAAATAACATATTTGATAGATGGACACCTATTGGTTGGGATTCTTTTACATCAAGTGGATTGGAAATTACAAATGCTGTTTCATCAGCTGCATCTTTAGCTCAAGCATATTTTGATGCAGATTATGAATATTTTGAATTAGCTGGTACTGAAATTACAATAGATATAACTCATGCAAAGATAGCGGGGACAGGTGTATGCAGATTAATTATATATGAGGAAGATGCAGAAGTATCTAATACAATATTAAATGTTGGAGCAAACAATATAACATATACTGTAGTCGGAGCAAACGTAGGGGTATCTATGACACTTAGTTGTGGAATAGGTACTTTTTCTTTTACTTCCGTGTCAATTAAAGATGATGAGGAAAAGATATATTTTGATGAAGATGAATCTGCAGCAGGAGTAGGTAATATAATTCAATTTCAAGCAAATGATTATGTAAGAGCACAAGAATGGACTGGTAGAGAAATTGATTATTATCAAGCCAGAGTAATTCGGGTTTTTCATTCAGATATTTTGGGGTATGCCCATATTGCAGTAGAAAAACAAGAATCTAGTGCTGGTTATATTTGTTGGGAAGGTGCAGATTTGGTGCAAGTGGGAAATTCTTCTGACACAGACAGACAAAATATTATTTATATTACTGCTGCTGATGACAATAATCCTTATATTGATATGTTATCAGGAGTTACTGATGGGGATTTTGCAGGTAAGCAAATATTGAGAATTGGGAATTTGACAGGAATAATAGATGCAAGTTTTGATCCATCTTCACTTTCAGGAAATGGTTTGTATTCTTCAAATGCTTATTTAACAGGAAAATTAGTATTGCCTACTGCCGGGATGACTAATGAAGGTTCTGCTGCTTCTTCAGTAAGAATATATGCAGGGGATACTTATGCAAATAGGGCAATTGCCCCATATAAAGTAACTCAAAATGGGGCATTAACAGCAACGGGGATAGCAGAATTAGGTACAGCAGTTGGTCTTGACCCAGAAAGTGCAGATACAAATAATGTAGCAATAAAAAATTGCTATATTTATGAAAGTTCAAGAAATGATGATGCCGGATCTTTATATATTAATAGTATTGGCTATCAAGGAGGAACAACAAAATATCGAAATACTTATCTTGGAGATGGGAAGATAGGCTACTTACTTGAAGCCATTGGAAGTAAAGGCGTAATTGCTATTTCAAAAGCATTTGCTTTTAAGCCTTATGAATTTAGTATTGATTACTCTCCATCATCAATAATATCATCAATTTATATCTTAACAATTGCTGCAACTGCATCAAAAACTATAACTTTTCCTGTTGCAGCAGATATAAATACACAATTCGGTGGAGGAAAGAGCGCAATGTACCCTGTAATAACAATAATAAATCAAAATGCAACCTATAATCTAAATATAACAACAGTATCCCAAACAGATACATTTTGGTATAGTGGTAATAATACAAAAACATATGTGCTTGCCCCACATAGATTGATAACAATGACATTTGATAGTCTTGAATGGTATTTATTAGAATCGTGATATATATATATATGAAAATATTAAAACGAATTGTATTTGTTATTTTGGTTTTGTTAAACTTGATAGTTTTATTTTTACCCAATTGTTTTTATTGGATTTGGACAGGGAAAGATTTTATGGCAGACAGATTAAATAAAATGTATTCTAAATGGATTTATAATACTTAATTAAAATGAAAACGATAGAATGGTTTTTAATAAGAAAGTATTTTAATGAAAATTATACTATTGGGAAATTATTAGAAGATCAGAAAATTATTACGGGTACACTTGAAGATAAAGTGAGGGATTTGCAGGACATAAACCATGATGGGGATTTTGATGATCCTGGTGAAGGTAAAATTTATGGGAAAACTGCAATTCCTTATGGGAGGTATAAAGTTATTTTAAACTATTCTCCAAAACTTAAAAGAGTTCTCCCGTTATTATTAGATGTTCCGGGATATTCAGGAATAAGGATGCACTATGGTTTAAATGAAAATTGGACAGAAGGGTGTATTTGTTTGGGTGAAAACAAAGTAAAAGGCGGTTTGATAAATGGAAAATATTGGGAAGCAGTAATTATAAACAAGATTACAGAAATATATGAAGCAAAAAATGTATTGTATTTAACTATTAAACAGTAAAATTATGGAAGCACTTAAATTTTCAAACATTAACAAACCTTCAAACAAAAAATGGAAGGGTGTGGCTGATTTCTTTTTGTATTCATTGCCTCTTTATCTGATTACTATTCAAGCAGCACCATTCAGTGAAAACCTGAAAATATGGTTACCATTTGCAATTACAATGGTTACAATCACGTTGAAAGGATTAACCAAGTTCACCTCTGAAATAAAATGAAAGCTAAATTATTACTTTGGTTAAAAGCAAATATCAAATATCTTATTTTATTTGTTGTATTTGTTTTGCTTGTGTCTGTTATTAGTAAATGTAATAGACAGAAAGAACAAAAGCAGGGGATAAACAATCTTATTGCAGCTCGTGATTCTGTAAAACAATTAGAAGTTACTATTGAAGGGTTGAAAAATTCTATATGGGAAAAAAATGCAATAATTTTAGGGCAAGAAGAAAGCATTAAAGCTGGAATTATAAGAGAAGATTTATTGAAAAAACTACACGTAAAAAATTTAATTACCAATGCTGAATTATCAGGAATTATACACAAGCAAGACTCTCTGTTAAAATTACCTCCTAATACAATTTTTATTACTGTTAAAGACACTTCAGGGATTACACATGATTACGTCAGGATTCCGTTTGACTTGCTTAAATTGAATGAAAAATATGTTTCTCTTAATACTGGGATGGATATTAACAGGAAGGCGTGGTATTATTTATCAGTTCCTTTCATTGGAAATATCTCAATAGGATACGTTAAATCAGGATTTTTAAAGACCACACCAAAAGGGATCTTTATAACTGAAAACCCATATATAAAAATTAATAACATGGATGTTTTGATTGTAAAAGAACCTGATAAGTTTTATAACAAAACATGGTTTCATTTGTTTTCAGGAGCAATAATATTTGAAACAATTCATCAAATAGTTAAGAAATAATTTGTATCTTTATTGAATGATAATATCTGGTATATATCAAATTCAATCAAAAATAAAATAAGTGAATCTTTAAAAAAATTGTGGGCAAAAAGAAAAAATAAGCAATTTGAATTTTCAAATAATTAAAATAATTTAAGATTGCTGTTTTAAAATAGATTTAAATTTCCATAAATGGTTTTTTGCCGTAAGTTTTTTTGTTTTAATTGCTCTTGCAATAGTTTCTCTATGTACTTTCAATTGATCTGCTGCATTCTGAATACTTTTATATTCTTTTAGAAATATATTGTTTATATCATATTGATAAACTGACTTATTTGTTCTTTCAGCAAATTCTTTTCTAGCCTGTTCCCATCCAGCAACCCACAGAGCATTTAGATATACTTTAAATTCTCCATCAATATTTTCTGATACTAAACCCATAAATTTCAGATCCCGCAAGATTTTATTTATTACTATTTCCTGTTTCACTTTTTACCTGATATTTTTGTAATACATTTTTAAGTGGTTTCATAGTTTTTAGTTTATATATTTCATTTCCCCAAATAAATCTTGCAGTTGTGTTTTTTCAAGCTCGATGCCGTCCTCATCAGTAATGGTCACTATTGTTTCATCAGAATATCGGCTGAGAAGCTCATAAATCAATTCCTTTTGTTTTTTGTAACTGCCATGTAATTTATACTCGTCAGATTCGATTATCAAAATTAGCATCTCTTGTTTTTCTGTAAAAGTACAAGAGAGATTTATTACAAATCATGACTTTTGTCATGTATTGTTATTTTGGACAAAATTTATCCAAAAAACCCAAGACTTCAACTATCTTTAAAAAGGTTGTCATAGTGATCTCTCTTTCGCCAGACAGTACCCATTTAAGTTGCTCCCTCGTGATACCTGAGCGTGATGCAAGCTCGCTGCGGTTCATACCTCTTTCTTTCATCACTTCGATTAATTGCAACCCGATTTGTTGCCGGGCCTCTTGAATTGATTTTTTCATGTTATTAATTTATTTGTTTATTATTTTTGTTGTTCCATCTTCAAAAAATAAAATCATAAATTTGGAAAAACAGCTGAGGTAACTATTGTAAAAATCTTTCCTTTCAACTTTATAACATGAGGTCATTCCATCAAACCAATACTCTATATTCATTATTTTTAACTTACTTTTCATTGCCTTATCTTTTTGATTACTTAGTAAATATAAGCACTATATTTTAATCTGCCAAATAAATAGTCACTTATTTTAGTCATTTTAATATTATTTTGATGAATGTATGTTTTTTAGTGACGAATGATTCTAAATAAGTCTTCAGTTCATTAACTCAGATCTCGTAATAAAAAAGTACTTCACCTTTTATAATTTTTACAACCGGTTCTCTTTGTTTTTCAATAATCAGTTTATTTCGTTCCATAACTATTCAAAATAAGTTAGTAATTTATCTATTTGAGCATCCCTAGCCCAAACAGCATCCCTAGCAGCATCCCTAGCAGCCCAAGCAGCAGCCCAAGCAGCATCCCTAGCAGCAGCCCAAGCAGCATCCCAAGCAGCCCAAGCAGCAGCATCCCAAGCAGCAGCCCTAGCAGCATCCCAAGCAGCATCCCAAGCAGCATCCCAAACAGCATCCCAAGCAGCATCCCAAACAGCATCCCAAGCAGCAGCCCTAGCAGCAGCCAGATCCTTTTGAGTAGCCTGTTCATTAGCAAATTTTTCAGACACATTACAAGCCTCAATACTTCTTGCATCGGGTTTATCATCTAATTTCAGTGCCTCTCGTGCACACCACACAGCAAATAGCCTTATATTCTTATCTGTCATATAGTCATTTCTACAAAGAACCCAAATAATATCTTCTTTCATTTTTACTTTATCCCGATATTTTTTTATAAAGTCAGGAATAGAAGCGGAATATCCGTTTTTTATACCTATGTCATTCGGATGATAACAAGGCGACATCTTTACTAAATCTCTAAATGTGATTTTTGTTTTCATTGACTATTTATTTAATTTATTTAGATTGTTCTTCTTCGTACTTCCCGCAGCAAATATTAGGCATTACGTCGGATTAATTGTTTTTTCTTTTTTACCGGATTTTTTACTTGCCAAATCCATTGCTGCGTTTACAATTGAATTTTCACCTAACTGAATCGGTTCAAAAACTTCTCTTATTTGCTCCATCAGAGTTTCTTCCTTTTTAATCTGTTCTTTCAACTGAGATATTTCATTCTCGAAGTTAGTCATTCTTATTGACTTGTCGGAATCAGTTACACAAGCATATTTTAAAATGTACTGTAAATACTCTTCCAGTTTACTTATAAGTTCATCTGTTTTTGCCATAGTATTATCCTTTAATTTGCCTTAACCGTTCCCATTCTTCTTGTAATTTACAAACATCTTGAATAGATGTTAAATTACCTTTCTCCTCAATCAGTTCAACCAAATCAATTATTTTATCAATTATCAACTTGTTGATTTCAATACCACACATTCTTAAAGCATTATCTAAATTTGTTATAGTTACTTTACTGACAGGTTTGTCTTTTTTCATAATTATTTAATTTTTAGTTTAAATTCTTAAATTAGTTATTTAATCTTGTTATCCCTGAGTGCCTTTATTTACAAGGGGTTTCATTTAAATATTTCATTAAATTATCAATAGCTGTCTTAGGATATACTTCAGTTCCTTTAACATAGCCATCAAACGTTTCACCATCCCTCCCAAATGGATGACAATAAAATTCGAGTGTCCCATCAGTATAGTTCTTACTAATAACCAATCTGAAATCATTTCCGCCCTCTGAGTTTTTTCGTAGAAAGTTTTCAAAAAATACTTGTGATAAAAAAGCACGTTGACTTGCGTTAGCAATATGCAAAGCTCTTCGTTTTGGCTTTAAATTCATTAACTTTTTCATGTCGTTTTTATTATTAAATCTCAAAGCGTGACATTCTCATTACTCACAGGCTTACTCTCCTGCCGTGTAAAAGAGAATTGAGCGTGATAGTTGTGCATGGCTTCTAAAATATCACTCCATATATCAACTTCTTTATCATTATCACCATTAAACTGATTGTTTACAGTTGATTTTGAAGTATACCATAATTATCTTGCGAGTATTTCATCTGCCGTCCTTATTCCCTCTACTGCTTCAATTCCCGATCCTGCTAATGATTCATCAATTTCAATGTTCCCATCAAAATTAGTAACATCTGTCTTGCCAATATATTCATTTCTATTGTTTTCATTATTGGCATTTAAGTCCTGTTTGGTAATTTTTAAAGTTTCCATGTTTTTTATTATTTAATTAGTTAATTAAGTTTCTTTATTTGTTCTAATTCCATACAAAGGTTTTCGTGTGGCTTCCGACTTAATAAAAACTTTTATGTATTTCTCCATTTTGGGTTATTTAATGATTAACTCCTTCTCGCAAAGGGCAAAATATAGATTTTGCAAACTATGAACATATTTTATTCTCAAGGTATCTGTTTCTATGTCAAATAAATATGTCTTATCAGAACTTTGGCACAATTCACCAATAATAGGAAAGTTTTTTTGATACCATTCGCAATAATCAGGATGATCTATCTCAACTCCTGAATCATCTTTCTCAAAACCAAACTTCAAAAGCCACTCTTCAGTCAGAGGAATTGGTATATATAAATCAACCCATTTAAAATCATCAATAGTAAATTTATGAGGATTTCCGGTATGAACATTATTTAGTGTTCCGTCTTGATTTGATACATAATTTCCGATTCTTAATTCTTGTATTCTCATAGTTATTTAATTACTGTTATTACTCAATTTTGGTGTAAAACTTCCTTAATTTTCTTTAGTTTCCAGTTATACCAAATATCTTCAGCGTAACCGTGCCGGGAAAGAAACAATTCCACTAACTCCTTTTCTTAATTTTACTTCAAATACTTTATTAGCAGATGCAATAATATCTTCTCTTGAAATCCGCTCATCACTAATCATAATTATTTGAATATTCATTTTTTTGGATATTTCATTTATCATATCTAATACTCTATGATTTGCATTTTCTCCTTTGAGATGTTTAAAAGGTTCATCCAATATAATAGTATTTCTTGTATGAGGAATCATCATAGACCAACTTGCAATCCTAAGTGCAAAAGCTGCAACATCTATTGCACCCACTCCACTTGCTGTAATCGGATCTATTTCATTCCCATCTCTGACAAATAATAAGTCACATTCTGTTTTATTTCTTCTTTGAATAAAATCAACTTTTAAATTATACGGATCATCAAAAACTGCTTCAAGCGCAAGAGAAGTAATATCAGATATGTGAAATTGTAATTGTTGTTGTGTTTTTAAACCTACTTCTCTGACAATTTCTCTTGCCTGTTCATGCCTGACTAATGATCGTTTTTTGTCATTTAGTTCAGATAAAACAATTTCCAAAGACTTTTGGATCTGTTGTTTCTCCCCCTTAGCCTGTTCAAATCGGTTCCGGAGTGTTTGTATTTCGTTTGCCATAAAACCATTTTATAAATTTAATAATTTTGTAAATATATGGTACAGCATCCCATTTTAAAGTTCCTTCAATAGTATGTCCTTCTTCTAATATTATTTCATATTTAATAACCCAATAATCTATGATAAAATTGTCTTCTGTATTTGTTGAAGCATTGATTATCTCAGCTTCAATAGATTTAATTGTTATTCTCATTCCTCTTTCTTATTATACTTTTTTCCAATTCTTCAATCCCTTCTGTAATCTGATTATCCAAATCAGTAATTTCTTTACCCATTGTTTTGAGTTTCTTTTCAGCTTCTTCAACAGTTTTACAACCATAGTCAGTTTTGAGTTGATTTAATAAAGCCTGTTGATGTCCTTTGAGTTCTGATACAGAAGTTTTGGCTTCACTTATCTGATCTCGCAAATCAAGTAATCCTTGTTCATCTAATTGTTTCATAATTCAATCCATATAAGTTGTTAATATTCTTAACGCCTGTGTATAACAAGAAATTTTAGGTTCAAGATTTTTTACATGAGTTTCATGTAATTCTTTTGAAATTATACTTTCTGCAAATTTCTTTTTAGAAAGTTCCAATGCTTTTTTATAAACATTGAGTTCTTGCTGAAGTAATTGAATTGGAAGCATGTTCATTCTCCTACTAATTTTACAAATTCTTTAGCCTCATATTTATTAATTACTTTATCTCTTAATAAAGCATAAGCAAAAGTAATTCTGTCAATAGGATGACAATTACGTAACAAAGTAATAATATCCATGCTTTTTACAGTTTCTTTAAGTGGGGAATTGTAGGCTACTACATTAATTTCAATTACTTTTCTAAGTGACTTCATACTTCTAAATTTTTATAAATGATTTGTTTAATAGGTTCTCTGGTATTATTAACTTTAAAAAACTCCTCTATATTATCCTCGAAGGACATCTCTGTTTTATAATCACTGTTTAACTGACTTACAAAGGCTTGTATTCGGTAATCTCTCTTTTCCTTAATTTCTATATGCTCCCTGGTAATGGCTCCTTCCTGTATAGGCAAATTAACCCATTCAATAGAGTTGTCTTCTGCATACCATAAAGCAATTCGTGGTTGAAAATCTATCTGTGCAGCACTCTGTCTTGTAATGTTTCCGGGATTAATTAATCTTCTGCCCTGATATTCTACTGTAAAACTTTGATGACAATCCCCTGTGCAAATCAGGTCAAACTGAGAATATTTCCTTAAAATACTTTCTGCCATTCCTCCTTCTGCTCCTGGAAATGGTTTAGTAAGGTATGTTAAGTGATGCCAAATCAATATTTTTTTACCACTTATTGGCAAATATCCTTCTGGCTTTTGTCCAAAATGACATCCGGGAAGAATAACAAGACTTTGTGCTAAATGAAGTGTTTGAATTCCACATTTATCTACAAGGGATAACTGATGGGAAGGGAGGTCATGCTGACCAAAAATTGTAAAAAAATTCTTTGGTAAATGTTTTATTGTCATAGAAAGTAACCAAGGAGAAGGTTTCCAATGATGAAAAAGATCCCCTGCATGATAAACTTCACAGTCATATTTAGTTTGCAAATCATAAATAAAATCTAAAGCATCCCACTGCTCCTTTTGAAAATCACCGGTAAAGCAGGTTGGTGTATCCTCTCGAAGGTGAAAGTCACTGCAAAAAATACAAGTAGGGGTTTTATTTGGTTTGCTTCTTTCCATTATAAACATCCTTGTTTTTTTAAATTTATAAATGATTCACATTCTTGCAATTCTCCTTGAAATAAGATGTTATTCATCTTCCCTTGAATAATTTCTATATTTCTTATATCTTGTATTGCAATTTTTTGAACTACTTGATAGATATTATTTTTAAGATGTTGTACTTTATAAATATATGTCATTTCCATAATTTTAATTTATTTAGGTTTATTACATAAAGGACACGTATCCGGGAAACTTTCTTCAAATTCCTTTTCCAAACGCTTTACAGAGATTTCTGCTGCCTTTATCTGTTGTTCTTTAGTCTTTACC